ATAACCTTTCCCTTTGTACTGAATAGTTTATCAAGTGACTTGAAATGATATCCATCTGATGTTTCCCAGAAAAGATATCCAGCACTCTTTCCAGATAATCCATCTGGTATTGATAGTCTCTGTAGTTCTAATATTTTATTGAAAGGAGAAACATCTTTTCCAAAATCAAAGTATGAGTTATGAGTAACATCAATATATACAGGTTTGCTAGAACCTAATTCATTTTGCACTATTGATGGAACAATATCAGATATCTTTCCTTCCAATCTTCTTCTTACTCTTGAGTCTAACAATGTGTTATCAAACATTTCTTTTGATACTACATTCAGACTATATGAAATATTTTTAAATGACTGAGATACATTTGCAACACTACCTATTCTCAGATCATTATCCTCTTCAAGAGATACTTTATTACCAAGTGCATCCTCTATTTCAAATAAAACCTTCTCTGTCCCTTGAAGTTTGAGTCCTTCGAGTACTGTTAGTTCATCAACAGCATTACCTGTTTCAATTACAAATACAGTAATCTGAACAAAAGGTGTGAATACACTTTCACGATATTCGATTCTAGGAGCACCCGCACGAATATCTACAGACTCATTACCCTCATTGGGATATATCTCAAACCTATTATATTGTAGAGACTCTTTGCTGCCCATATCTTTTATTAACTATTTAACCAACTACTGGTTGAATGAATGTTTGTCTCATAAGAATATTATTCGACTCCACTTCATATGAAGTATTAGTTGAAAGTACTTTAGCACTTGCTATGTTATTTAAGTTGGTTGCTGAACGTGTTTTTGAAATTAGTTGTGGAGCTCCCACAAATTCAAAGTGAACTGGGTCACCAGGGAAGCTCATATAATCCCACCCATATTTCGATCCATTATTCACCAACCACGTATAACCAGGAGTATTATATGAAATATCAATTGCCGTTCCCCAACCATGTCTCGATGTTCCAGCTGGAGCAGGAGTCATAATGTTTGGATCACTAGGATTATCTTCTTTTGCTTTTACCAATGCATCCTGATGCTCATAAGATCTATATGCACTAGTAATTACAAAGGATATACCTTCTTTCTGAGCAGCTTGTTTTGCTTTTAGAAACCATTTTGCTGCAGTATTTTCCAGATAAGCACCATTTCCATACCAATAAGGACCACCAGTTATGGAACCTACTAATTGACCAACCTTAGTCAATTGGTTTGGACTCAATCTTCCATTAGTACCACTTGGTGGCAAGTAGTTTGAAGGTCTACGTCTTGGAGGTGTTTGAGGTGGTGTAGTGGTGGTAGTGGTGGTAGTAGTGGTAGTAGTGGTAGCAATACCAACCCGATTACGAACCATATTTACAACGATCCTTCCAGTTGATTCCAATTCTGCCTTTGTGGTCCGTCCAAATGCAGAACCAACATAACTTAATAGCACAGGTTCAAAGAACTGACCATTTAACAAAGCAATTGTTCCTGCTAAAAGACTTCCAAAAAATCCTCCCATTCCCGACAGTTCACTATGTGCATCTCTTAGTAGACTATAAGGAGTCTTCTGGTTACCTTTGTTATAATAATCCCTATATTTTTCTTCTGCCTTGAAACCTATAGGAGATGGTTGTACTATATTTTTTTTCTTTTTGGGAGACTCTTCTAACTTAATTTGTCTTGATTCTATAATACCACCTTGTGAATATCCACGGGTTCCTCCAAGTACTCCAGCAAGTCCATCATATATCATACCAAACAAAATGTCTCCCAATATTGCACCACCAACACCCAAACCACCAACAATAACTGGTGCTAAAATTAAACCAAGTCCTCCACTAAAGAATGCAGTAGCACCAGTTATTGCTGTACCTAATGCACCCCCTGCCCAACCACCAATAGTAGAACCAAGAGCTCTAACACCTGCCTTAGCTGGTTTTTCTCCTGATACTATATTAAGTACAAAATCAATAACTCCACCAATAAGTGGAACAGCCCCAGCTCTAAAAAATCCTTTAAATTTAGAAAACATTCCACCTGTTGGTTTTGGTTGCGGAATTGTTGGTTTTGGTTGTGGGATTGTATCTTCTGGACCAATAACACTTGGTTTTATATCAGTAGTTTTTGGAGTATCAGGAAAAGTTCTTTTCAGTTGCCTAACAACTGCACCACTTGATCTTAGATTTTGATAATCTCTGTAATTTTGTAATTGAGACTTAACTGCTTGATCAAGAGTAATTCCTTGCAATTGAGCAAATTCATTGATGCTAGAAATTGAACCTAAATCAAATCCTCTATTTTTAAGTTCTTTACTATTTCTTAAAAAATCGACAAAAGATTCGTTAAATGTTTTATTATTTAAAATTTTATTAACTAGTACGTTATCAGGTATTGACTTCGACCCAATACGAACTGGTCCCTGAGATCCTATGGAACCAGGTCTTCTAGCAAAACCTCCACCTCTGTTTATATTACGACCTCCCCCTCTAGGATCTATTCCTCTAGGTGTAGAATATGCTCCAACCGATCCAGCCCCTACTGGAGCTGCAGTTTCAGCAAGTCTTTTTGTTATTATTCTCTTGGTCTTGTTTTCTATAACCTCTTCAGATACTCCTTTTGCTGCATCATTTGCTAAACTTCTTGCTGCAGCATTAATTTGTCGTGCAGGTACTTTTCCTTTTAGTTCACAAAAAGCAAACCCAGTAGCAAAACCAGAAGCAAAACCAGCACCAGCACCAGTACCAGGAGGACGACCTGGTGGTTTTGGTTTTGGTTTTTGTGGTCCTCTTCTTGGAGTAAAAGCACCCCCACGCATTCCGGCAAGACCAATAAGTATTGCCGTATTTAAATATACATTTAGTTCTTTAGAAAACTTATCAAAAAGTGCTTTCGCATTTTCACCACCAATATCTTCTACCCATTGTCCAACGGCATCATACGCCTTATATCCTTCATTTATAAATGTAACTGTTGCAGAAAGGATTGTTTCAGAAAAATTTAAAAATCCTTCCACTGCAGGTTTTATCACTTTACCAAGTACAAGGAGTCTAGGTAGATACTTACTATAGTTGTTAAATATAAAACCAAATAAAGTAAAACCAAGAAATCTTTCAAGTCTATCAAAAATACTAGATCCAGGTATCTTTACTGCAAGTTTTTCTTGCTCTCCTTTCTTTCCTAGTTTTTTTTCTTCTAGTTTAGTTTCTCTCTGCTCTCTTCTTTTTCTTTCATTTAATCTTATCTTTCTTCTTCTATCCCTCTCTTTTAATAATAAACCATATCTAAAAAGTCTAGTAACTTCAGTAATCTTTTCGCCAATTACCGTAGTCTTACTTCCTGCTTTCTTTTCAACCGGAGTTATTCCTTCAAGTTTAGGTGTTGAAGGTACTACATTTGCTAAGGGAACAAGAAATACTTGTTTCTTTCCCTCCGCAGATGGTAATAATTTTTTAGAACTAATAGTTGCCATATTATCCTACCAGATCTGAAATACCAAGAACAGTTGAAACAACTGATCTATGAGAATTATTTGAAACAACATTAAACTTAGGTATATCTGTCCCCGTTCTTACGGGAGTTGCCATAGTTTTTGGAGGTAGTGTTTCTGGTGGCAAGTTTATTACTTGCATATTAGTTCTAACAACAGGAGTTCCTGGCATCTGCACGGACATTTTTCTTGGCCCTAAAGATACATTATAATTTTTTACATTAGAATAACTTGATGAAGGAATAGTGGATGGGGAAGAATAGTTTGTTTCTCCTCCAGTAGAAATATCCGATACACTGGATTGTGATCCTAATGCTGAATTAATTAAACTTCCTATAGGAGAAACATTTCCACTTTCCTGTGGAGATGATGAGGGGATAAACTTAGAACCAAAAGAAATGTTCTCACTTGCTCCTGAAGATGGAGGAATAAAATTAGAACCAGAAGAAATGTTCTCACTTGCTCCTGAAGATGGGGGAATAAAATTAGAACCTGAAGTATTCATTCTACCCATAGAAGGGATCATGGGAGGTTTAAAACTAGGTTTAGACTTAGGAATCCTTAACCCACCAACCATTCCACCATCATTGGCAAGTTGAATGCCATTTATAATTTGAGGAATACCTGTATTTCCAGAAGACCTAATAAGATTCATGAAGTAATCAGAACCGTACATGCTTACGGTTTCTGTTGGTATTACAATTTCTCCTGGTTTCGCTGCAACTAACTGAGTGTCTGGACCAGCGCCAGTAATATCCAGTCCACTGGATTTTGTAATTTTTCCGTCACTATCACGTAATCCTGAAATACTTCTAGATTTTGTAATTTTTCCGTCACTATCACGTAATCCTGAAATACTTCTAGAAAAACCAGAAGCAATTTTTTTAGAAGATCTGGCAAGATTTGGAACCATTCCTCCCTGTGCTTGTGCTGATACTGGATTTTGTGGATCTGGTAAACTCAAATCCGTTGATTCCATTATCTTTTGAAGAATATCTCTCTGCTCGTCAACATTTTCTCCTTGGTTCAGAGCGGTCATCACGCCAGCACCAGTAGCAAGTACTGCTGTCGCAATCAGTCCACCCTTAGTCCCCAACATCAACTTAGTAAGTTTTATGAGATTTGGTAATAAAAATTTAAGTAAAGAAATAGTTCCTTTGACAAAAATACCAAATGGAGTAAAAAATAATGCAGCAGCACCAAGCAAAGATGGCCACCAGTCTTTTAAGAACCTACCAATACTTTCTATTTTTTTCTGGTTTTTTGGATCACCAAACCAGTCCATAAATCTGTTAAATGCAAATCCAAGAAAAGTAAAAATAAAGAATTTTAAAATGCGATCAAGAATACTTTGAAAAGGTTTTACAACCTTATTCATCAATCTTTGAACTGGTTTTGATATTTTTTCTAATCTATTTTCTCTTTCCTCTCTTCTCTTATTTTGCTTCTGTCTTCTTTCAGTCTCCTGCTTCTTTTTTTCTATATCATTATCCTTTCTTATTGCTGCAATAAGTTCATCTAACTTGTTCAGTATTTCTGGAGAAGTAGATTCTTCCCCCCCTTCCTCTTTACTTTGTGGAGGAATGACAGCTTTACTTGTTAAAAAAAATCTTTCTGGTGATATCGGTACTTTTCCAGATACTCCCAGACTTTCGGATGTTATTTTCTTTCTACTTATTTTAAAGCGACCAACCTTTCCCTTTACTCTCCTATATTCATTAGTGACTAATTCAGATTCATCAGTAGAAAGCTTACTGTTAACCATTCTGGCAGCAAGCACCTTCTCCTTCAGGAGAGTCATGTAAGTTGAATAGTCAATATCAAAGACTTGCTCTAATCCAAGAAGTCTTAATATCCTTTCATCTATGACTTCAGAAACTAAATCTGTTTCCCTCGCACCTTCATACAAAGCAAGAGCACCACCCTTGGGTTCCTCCTTAGATTCCTCCTTAGATTCCTCCTTAGATTCTGCTCTAATGCTTGCTAGTAGATCGTCGAGTTCTTCAGGTCCCATTTTGTTGTTGCTTCTGTTTTTCTTCTTCTAGATGTGCCTTTAACAATTCAACGTAAATGTCCCTTTCCCAAGGTATTAAGTTCTCAATCTCTGTTAATGAATATTTATGATACTGTATCAAAGAGAAATTTAACTTGTAGTAGGACTCAAGATCCATATGGGAAAGACCTATGCGAAAAAACTTGACAGACCCTCCAGAACTACTGTGCTTTCCACTTCGGTATTTGGATTTTTAACTTTTACTTCATGAGAAAGTTTAGGCATTGATTCAAAGAACTTTTCAATTTCCTTAAACTGTGAAGAATTCATTTGCTCTAGGAAATCAATGAGTTCTTTCTTAGAACAATCGGATGCGGTCCATACCTCTTCTTCATTATAAATTTTATCAATACAACTTGAAATCATATCAAAGGACTGATCCATTCCAACTTCTTCAGAGAAATCAAAGTTAGACTTAATGAACTGTTCCAATGATGGATACTTCATTTCCATCACAAGTTTAGCATCTAACTTGATCTTGTTTGTATGTTTGTCATTTTTTTGAACTTCAATTTCATCAATATTAATTTTCACAGGAACATATGTTTCCCCATCGTCGGGACAAATGATATTAACTTCAATCTCTTCACCAACAGACTTGCCTCTGATATTCAAAAACAAATACTCAATATCAAAAGTGGGAAGCGTTTCAATCTTCACGCCTCTAGTAAGAACACATGCTTTGATTACATTCTTGATAGCAGTTGTAATCTCTTTCGTGTTTTCACTTTCTAACGCAAGAACTAATAGTTTCTCTTCTTTTACTAGAAATGGTCTATACTTTAAATTTTTTCCTGTAGATGGCAATACCAACTCATATGTTGGTGTGGCAATTTTTGGTAAAGGCATAATATCCTATAGAAGTTTCAGTATGGTTATTTATTGAGTCTATTAAGGTCCAAGAATATTAGGACCAAAACTTCTTCCACCCGCTGCCTCAAGTTGTTCAGCTAACTGTGCTAAAGTAGGTCTTCCATCTTGAACATATGTGGAAATGGGAGATTGTCCATTTGGTCTTTGTAAGAGTACTTTTCTAGTTCCAGTATTCTCTTTCATAATAATATAGCGACTATAAGTAAATGATACCGTACATTTTAAAACTTCAGATGTATCATATGAAACAGGCATCGAGTTTATACTAATAGGATATGCATTGATAAACTGATATGTCAATGTTCTATTAGGGTCTCTACCACTCAAACTATTATCATTAAGATCTTTTTCAAACTTTGTAATATAAAGGTTATCGGTTTTATAATCTCTAGGGAAGTTGACGCGATAAGAATAATTTCTATTCTGTTGAGTCAGTGATTGATCAGTAATTTCATTTTCACCAACAATATATGACATCCAGTTTTCAAAAAAATCAATTATTCTATAATTATTGTCAACGTAAAAAGTAAACTCCGAACGTTGATCATACTGTCTTCTGTATACATGTCTTTCAGTAACTCCAGTATAATCATTATTAATTTCATGAGTTGCTAAAGACGAACCAGGTAATGATGCATTAGAACAAGATAGTCTTATCAGTTCTCGGTTTTCTGCATCGTTATAATCTGCTCCCAAAAAACCAGCAAGAATTTTTCTGTCTTTTATAAAAGACTGTAACCCTGCATTTGCTGGTGGAGCAAACTCACATAAAAAATGAGATGTTGTTGCTGGACGCATCAACTTACTTTTAAGTTCTGATACTCCTATTTTTCTAGGTGTTGGTCCTGCCATCTATAAATACTTTTTGACCGTTATATATTATGTAGGCAGGATATGGGACAAAGTATTAAGAGCAAATACAAACCCTCATTTCCCAAAAAATATAAAGGCGATCCAAATAATATTATATGCCGTAGTAGTTGGGAACGCAAGTTTTGTCATTGGTGTGACATGAACGAAAATATTATTCTTTGGGGTTCAGAAGAGTTTTGTATTCCTTATCGTTCACCTGTTGATGGTAGAGTACATAGATACTTTCCAGACTTTATCATTAAGGTAAAAGAACAGACTGGTGATATTAAAACATACGTTATAGAAGTCAAACCAAAGAAGCAAACCAAAGAACCAAAGAAACCAGCAAGAGCAACAAAAAGATATATTAGCGAAGTGAAAACATATGCTGTAAATACAGCAAAGTGGAAAGCAGCAGATGAATGGTGTAAGGATAGACTTATTGAGTTTAAGATCATCACAGAAGACCACTTAGGTATCAAGTAATGGCAAAAGGTTTTGGGGAAGACATTCAAGTATCATCACCTAGAGTAAATGAACTCAAAAGAAAGGTAAAGGGTTTAGTTGCCTCTGATGACATAATGTTTGAGATCCTCAGTGTCTTTCGTGAAACTGAAATCATTCCTGATGTTGGAAAGTATTACACCTTCATTTACACTGCAAAGACAAATGATATTAAATTTGATCAGTTTCCATTAATTGCTTGTGTAGATGTTCAACGTTGGGGGTTCAAAGGTTTAAACTTTCATTGGGGTTCTGTAAAAAACTATACTTGGCAAGAGGTGGAAGGTTTTCTACACGTCATTGAAAATAATGAAATAGATTATCTTCGTTCATTAAACTATGCCAATTTTATTGATAAATAAAGAAAAAAGTCTATAAATGTTCTCTATTCTACTTAAAGTTAAAATGGACAACTCCTATAAAGTAGGAGGACATTTCTGATGGCTACATATGGAAGTGGTGGAGCTCCTGATAAAGATGGCAATAACGAAGTATTTCGTCCCAATGCAAAATTAGGAAATAAAACTATTGTAGGCGGAGTAATATCTGGCAAGACACTTTATGATGAAAAAAGAAATTACTATCTGCTCATTAACGAACCCGATGGTATAGGCAACGATGATGGTCGTGTATGGGTATACAGAAAAGACACAAATAAAATAGTTGGATGGTATGACTCGCCATCTGGAAAATTCAATCGTGGTTCTGGAGCGGATGCTGATGAAGAGAGATATTTTAGTGATCCGGCGGCAAGAAAAGATACATATGGACACGCAAGAACAGTTGTAGAAAATGCATTAACGCGTAGCGCAAAAAATAACAATTTAACTACACCAGGAACAAATGAACTTAATGCTAGAACTACAGCGATATTAAATGGAACACAGATACCCCAACAGACATTAGATGAAGCAAGGGTTAAAGATCTAGCTGCATCTGGCGAGGTTGGAGAATCTGTAGACATAAATCCCGCTCAGATTGAAGGTGTTGGAATGGCATATAGCGGAGAGTATTTTTATCCACTAGATATTCAAAGTACTAAACAAGATAGAATAAAATTTTCAGTAATTGAAAAGATAGCAAGACCTATAAAACAAATTACAGCAAATCAAATTGGAGGTATTGGTTCACCACAATTTTCAAATTCTCTAGGATCTGTCACGCTTCCAATTCAACCAGTAATACAAGACAACAATAGAGTTGACTGGGCAGGAATGACATTAAATGCCATTGAAGCTCAAATTGCAGGAACATCTTATGGACTGGCTCAATCAGGCAGTGTTCAGGAAATGTTGAACATGGCGGGAAGTACTATAACGGAGGGATTTAAACTTTTAACAAATTCCGCTAACAACGAGATACGAGAAGGTCTAAGAACTTATCTTGCTCAAGAAGCAGCAGGGGTTCAAGGTTTACTCTCCAGAACTTCTGGTGCGGTATTGAATCCAAATATGGAACTTCTTTTTAAAGGTCCTCAACTGAGACCATTTTCATTCTCATTTAAAATGTCTCCAAGAGAGCAAGGTGAAGCAATAGCAGTTAGAAATATAATAAGATTCTTCAAACAAAATATGTCAGTGAGAACTACAAAAACCAATGTATTTCTAAAAGAACCTTATGTTTTTAGAATACAGTATCAAACTGATGAAAATAATCCACACCCATCAATTAACAAAATTAAAGAGTGTGCTTTATTAGATTGCAGTGTGAACTATACTCCTGATGGAAGTTATATGACATTTAATGATGAAGAGAGAACAATGACATCATACTCAATATCATTACAGTTTCAAGAAATCGAACCCATTTATAATAAAGACTATAATACAGATGAAGTTCCCATGTCGCATATAGGTTACTAAAATGTCAAGTTATTTTCAACAAGTCCCAAACTTTGAATATCCAAATGCCACAAAGGATGGTAAGAATATATCAGATTATTCAGAAGTAAAAAACCTTTTTAAAAGAGGGAAACTTCGTGAAGATATATTTGGTAACCTAACATTCTTCACTAAGTATCAAATTGTGGGAGATGAAAGACCAGATAATGTTGCATATAAAAGATACGATGACGAAACATTAGACTGGTTAGTTCTGATTGCAAATAATATTGTTAATATTCAAACTGAATGGCCAATGACACAGCATTCTTATCATGAGTTTTTACTTGATAAGTATGGCAGTGAAGAAGCATTGAGTAACGTTCATCATTATGAAACTATTAAAGTCGAAAATAGTAGTGGTGCTACCATTGTTCCTGAAGGTTTAACTGTCACACAAAATTATTCAGTTGAACATTATGATTATTCATCAAACACTTTAATATCTGCCACAAATATTACTACTGCCATCACCAATAAAGTCTACGAAGATAGAATTCAAGATGCGAAGAGAAATATCTTTTTGTTAAAACCAGATTATATTAATGTCGTTCTTAACGATATAAAGAGTATGATGAAATACAAAAAAGGTGGAACTCAGTATGTGAGCCCCACCCTTAAACGTGCAGATAATATTAGACTATTTCAATAATCACTCTTCAGCAAGACGCTGGAAGTAACTCAGAGCATCATCCTCATCTTCACTTGCAGTGGATTTGGGGGTGATGTCAGGTGCATTGAAGTCAGAAGTGGGTTCAGGTGCAGGACGTGATGCTGCCCAGTCAGGTTGGAAGTTACCACGATCATTGTCCTCATCATTCACCTCTTCATCAAGGCGAGGAGGTGCAGACTTCTTACCCAGAACCATCTTCAGACGAGTTTCAAGTTGCTCGTAAGACTTGAACTGATCTGCAGCAGTCAGAGCAGAAAGAGAATACTGCTTCTTCCACAGTGCTTCCAGTGCATCATCGTCATCCAGCAGAGGACCAGGACGATCAAACTCAGAAGAGTCATAGTTCCAGTAACCTGCAACCTTCTTCAGTTTCAGTTTGAAGTTAGCACCTTGCCAGAAGTCGAAGGGGTTGATAGGAGTCTCATCTTCAAACTCAGGTTGCATTGCTTCCATGATCTTGTCGAAGATCTTCTTACCAAACTTATAGAGAAAGACTTTACCTTCATTCTGGGGGTTTGCCTTATCTTGCACAACATAGATGTTGGCATAGTAAGACAGTTTACGCTTTTGCTTGCGGACAGTTTCTTTGTCAGCATCAATGCCACTGTTCCACAGTTCGCGGTTATATTCAGACACAGGGTCTTTGCCGCCAATAGTGGTCAGGGAGTTTTCAATGTACCAACCACCAGGACCTTGGAAGGCATGGGAGTACATCTTTGCCCAAGGGAGTTCTTCTCCATCAGGGGCAGGGAGGAAACGAATGACTGCATAACCATTGCCAGTCTTATCCATTTCAGGTTTCCAGAGACGCTCATCAGCACCGCCTCCAGTGTTATTCATCTTTTCAACTTCCTTGACCAACTTTTGAGTCAGAGAACCAATAGAAGATTGCTTTTTGAGATCAGAAAAGGACATTTGGATTACCTCGGTTTGTTTGTATTTGGCTTGTGTGTACTTCGTTATTCTACAGGTCAGAACCTGTTTCGTCAATGTTTTTACGCATTGCTTCAAGGACATCAGTCATGTTTTTGAAAACAACACTGATGTCTACGTCTGGGGGAAGACCCATCATTTGAGCAGAGTCAGAAATTCTTTTTTTCATCTCCTGCGCTTCAGGGTCATCAGAAAGACTCAATCGAGTATAAAGAACTTTTTGTTTATCCAAAAGTCTTTCAAGAAGAGAAACATGAAAAAGTTTTTCTTCCTTTGTCATAGTAGGAAACTTAAAGACATTTCTGTAAACATCTTCTTGCAACTCACTTATTTCAGTCATCTCTGCACGGACAACATCAGAATTGAAAAAACTCATTTTTCCCCCAAAACAACATTTTTTAGAACTTTTTTATAACGAAATACATCTATATGTAGGAAGGGAGAATATTTTTTCATTCTCATACTTACGGTTTCCCACACAGGGTCTTGGAGATTCTTATCAAATTCTTGTCTATATCCAAGAATTTTATCAAGAATAACTAGAGTTTCAATAGAAGTTTTACCACTTAGATAACTTTTTAAGATCTGCGGGTGCCCTTTTTTGCACGAAAAAACTTCATCAACTTTCCTTTCCCCAAAAATATTTTCCACTTCTTCTTTGAAGACATAAGAAAGAGATTGTGTTTTCTTTTTCCATTCAGTATATCTAACTTCACCTTCTCGAATCATTTCACCAATCCATAGTTTACTTGGATCAGTGCATGTGATGAAGTTGGAAATAAAAAACTCTTCAACCTCTTTGTTATTTTTATTTCTTGCTAGTTTTTCAAACCAGAAACGATCTTTCCTTTTATAGAAAGACTGGACAGTCGCACGACTTTTACCACAATATTTGTGATAATCATACTTGTCTTTTGTAAAATGATTTTTCAATGACAAGTAGCATTTATATGCATCAAAAGGCATCATTCCTCAAAGTGGTAGTTTCGCTCTAGAACTTCTCTTCAGAAAGTTTAGTTCAGTCGCTTCATACTTAATTTTTTCTTTCAATGGTTTTGATATTAGTTTAGGAACCGACTCCAATTCAATACTATTTTGCTCACAAAAGTGAATAATAGCATCAATATAATTCATCTCAGTATTAAGATGAACAAGTTGCTCAATCTCTTGAGCAAACTTAGAGGGGCAGAAAAACTTTTTCTCTAGTTCCTTTTCTAGTTCATTCTCCATTCTCTGACCTAGTATTGTGATGTACAAATTCTTTAATATACCTAACTAGTAATTTAATATAGTCCCCTTTGTTACGTTTGTCAAATACTTTGACTTCGCCACCAGGAGTAACCATCAGAGTAATTAATTTTTTGACAGGAATACCAGTTAGTTCATAATAGGCAGAAGCATAAAACATCTCTTGAACAAAGTAGTTTTCTAACCACTTTTCTGGTTTAATTTTTTCAGATGTCTTAAAGTCAATGACTGCAAGTTCTCCTTCGTACTCCGCAATACAGTCAACTCTACCCGCCAACCCAAGAAACTCAGAATATAAGGTTCTTTCGATAGCATGTATGTTATTTATCTTGTCTAGATATGGTTTGGCATGATGAAACATAAACTGAGTAGCAGGAAGAAAGTTTTCCCAGTTTAGTTCTTTATTCTCAAGGTATGCTTGTGCTGCTTCGTGGAAGTCTGTTCCACGGGCAGTTGCTTTTTTTGTAATTCGATTTGCTTCTTCAATACCAACTCGCTTACGCCAGTCAATAAAAATCTGTCTATTATAGAAAGAAGTTACAGAAGTAATAGAAGGCACCCACTGCCCATCTGGAAGATTGTACAAGCGGATGCCATTTGTTTCTTTCTTATTCAGTTCAAGTTCACCTAAAAAATTATGATGGGTAAATGTCATAGATTTAGTTCTGCTTTTGCAACAAGATATTCTTTACACAGTCCAGAACGTACAATATCTTCTACGCCAAATTCAATAACTTCCATAGAAGGCATGACGTTCAAGATACGCATGAAGTCAACAATACCATTCTTCTCATTAGTTTTTACAAGGTCAGTCTGAGTTGCATCACCACAGAACATGATCTTAGAGTTCTCACCAACACGAGTAATAATACTATCAAGTTCATGGAAGTTAAGGTTTTGAAACTCATCTACAACAATGATAGCATTATCAAGTGTAGTTCCACGAATGAATGATGTAGACCAAAAACCAATAGTTCCTTGAGTTTTCAAGTTACCATACAACATTTCAAATGCTGAGTCATCAGGCATTTCAAACATATACTTTACCATATTCTTATAGGGAATTTGGTAAAGAGAGGACTTATCTTCGTGGTCTCCAGGAAGAAAACCAATTTCGCGTGTAGCGACCAAAGACCTAACAATATAAATTTTTTCATATGGAGAACGCTCATCAAGAACATCTTGAAGAGCATTATAAAGAGTAATGAAAGTTTTACCAGTACCAGCGGCACCGTAAGCAACAATATTCTGGTCTTTTTTGTAGGCGTTGAACAGAGTTTCTTGGTTATCTGTAAGAGGATCAACTGTCCTCATCAGATCAAGATTGATTGGTTTTTTACGTTTCATTTGTTTATTACTCATCCCAAATGGAACGGGGTTTACAGTCTTTTTTCTAGCCATTTAACAAATTCAAACAGGTTTTACTCTTGATCCGGGAGCTTTAGATGCTTTACGCAAAACATCATTCCAACCAGGATGAGACTTTCTCAGTTTATCATAAACTTCTCCAATCTCACCACTTGCAGGTGCAGTGGATGGATCGGACCAGTCTCTTTGCCATTCAGGGTTATCTTCTAACCATTTATTCCACTCATGAACACTGAGTTTAACCTCCTTTTGTTCGCCAGTTTCTTTATTAACTACAGGATATGTTGCCATAATTTACATTAACTCATACGATATTTAGTTCGTCCATTCCATTGCTTCAGCAACAGCAGGAAACTGTTCGATAAAGATCTTTTTTGCACCCAGTGCAATATCCATATGCTCTTTTTGAGTACCATTAGCAGACCTCAAATCGATATAATGAATCCATGAGCGAACTGATCCCGTCATGTACATTTTTGTGGGCACACAGAGGGGAAGCACATTTCTTGCACACTCCTTTGCCACGCCTCTTCCCAGCATTTGTTTGTACAAAGCCATGGAAGAATCAAACAGAGTTTGCATCTGAAGTTCCAGGTTTTGAACATCGAATGGATCTAGGTCGTCAATAGAGTTCTGGCGATTCTTATCATCCTGTCGTCTCAGTTTTGGCAGTGGAATCTTATCAAAACCCAGCAGAGATGAATCTGCATAGCGTTGTGAAAATTCTTGATATGTGAACGAACGGTGACGCAGCACTTGAGCCGCGATAGCCCTGGTGGTGTTGATCTCCAGAGTCATAAATGCTTGTTCAAAGATACTCCAGTGCTGATGCTTTACACAATACTTGAGTAGTCCAGAAAACTTATCATTATCCTGGTTGTTTGGATTAGACACACGAGCACAATAAGCCATGTGTTTCTCTGCATCAGGAGTGACGCTAATCAGTTTAGTCGGGGTATCCATCGTCGTCATAAAATACTTCGTCGTAATCTGTAGAGGAGTAAGGAATGGGATCATCAAAGTTCTCCCGTTTGTCAGTATAAGCACCAGGATCAGAATACACTTCAGATTCAAGAGCCTCAACCAACAGTTTTAAGTTCCTTACTATCAGTTTAAGTTTGTCTCTTTCCATAAAAAATGGGAGGTTACCCTCCCAGTTTAACACCTATTCAGTTTTAGTGCAACTCAAGTTCTACGCAGAATTAGTAACTCTCCATAGATGAAACCAAGAAATACTACAGAAAAAAGAGATACGATCCCAGTTACTTGTAGTGCTTCCATAGTTTTACTTGACGTAAGTGCGACCACGATAGCAGTAGGTGCCATGAGTTTCCTCAGTTGCCTGATGCACTTTGCAATCTACACCACGATATTTGGTGATGTTGATTTGAGCATTATGCAGTGCTGCTGCCTTGTCGATTTGTTTTTTGATGAGTGTTAAGGTGTTCATTTGTTTACTCCTGAAATACTAGGGTGAATTTAATCTCCCGTTCCTTCAGTCGTTTGCGTCCCATGCACATTCGGGTGTTGCCTCTTGAATTACTTCAATAAGTTCTACCTTTACTTGATTATTCATATTCTGATTAGCATCAATACGACTGATTATATCAGAAGCATCAGTGCAATGAATACCAGAATAAAGTAATAAATCAAACATGGGATGAACGCTCCGTTCCGCGACTTACTTGCGTCCTATATTAGCACACTATTACACTTTCCATCAACCTTCGTTTTAAAATAACCTATAAGGTTATATTTTGTGCGACGATCCAAGTTGTCGTCCATAAGGATTTCAACTCGTTTCTGGAGGAACCTTTCACACGACATGTGCCATCCGTAAGGATTGCCGTCTGCATGATGGGCAAGGTTCAGTGCCAACAGTAGTGCTAACATGTTGGATGAACGTATGGTCATTATAGACCGAACACATTATATAGTCAAGTAGTTTTGTAACTTGTGATACAGTTTTATAATATCTTAAGAAATGAGTTCGTTGCGTTTCATATACTTAAGTGTCTCATTCATATTACCAACATGTTTGAATCCAATATTAATCTGAGGATACTCAGCATCTTTACCAAACTCTGCCTCAAATCCTTTTTGGGTGAAGTGGTGGTTTAGTTTATATTCCAAAAACTCTCCACCAAGTGACTTTAAGAGTTGAGCCATACGCTCACACTCTTGACTTCCGTTACTGTAAATTACTGCTGCCATTAGTCTTTGTAGATAATTGAGATTTTTCTTTGTTCTTGACCTTTGTGGTCAACTAAAAGGGAATGATGAACTTCTGCATTCAGCAGTTCAGCAATCTTCTCTACCAAGTTCTTAGTGATATTCAGTTTCGTTTCTTTGCTGCCACTCATCAATTTCTTCTTGTGTAGGTACAATAATTCGGAAGGCAAGACCTTCTTCCTCAAACTCTTCATTCATTTTTTCATATGTTTCGGGTGTGATTTTTTCAGTCACGTTGCCTCCAGTCATCTGGTTTGTCTCTTCCGAACCATTCATTAATATCATCTGCACCATCAAACCCCGTTTTATAATTAGATGGGTCGGGGTCTCCTAGTCCCATCTTATTCATAAAATCATCCATACTTCCCTCCTCAATATCCTGAGCAGCTTGACGACGTGCTTTATTCAACCAGTCCCTAGCAGTTGTATGTCTCTTAGCAAGTTTCTCTGCCCAGATCATATCTTCTAGTTTGACTTCTTCTTTATTAGCAATCTTCTTACAGATAAACTCTAGTCGGAGTCTGTATTGAGTTGATAGCATACTAGTCTCGCAGTTTTAGTTCTAAGTCTTCTAACTTATGATACTCAGCATGTGCTCGGTCTTGCCGGTCACAAACAATACTTAGGATATCATTCATGATTACATCGTTCTCAACATAATCATCCAAGTATTTGTCAATGGCTTCTTTGAGGTATCTATACCTGTGCCATTCTAGTGAGTATGGTTTATACATGATGAGAATAATACATACTAAAGATCATATTTCTATTTACCACTATTGTCAAGTGATAGGATCATCTTCTGCTTCTTGAATAAGTTTACTAATAATCTCTTCAGTACCATCCATCGTCTTTAGTGCAAACAAAGAAGACTTTTGATACTTTTTTAATTTTTTATATTTTTTAAGAAGACGATCAATGTCTTCCTTTTTTACATCAAACTCAACATCAAAGTCACTAAAACCTTTACTCATTTTCTTTTTTTACTCTCAGGTGCTTTGTATCCCCACAGTTTTGGTTTAACGGATCCAAATCCAAAATCAATTTTTCTAACAGAACCCGGACCATACTTATCATAGTACATATCAAATAAGTCAACAGACTTTTTGCATCTAGTAAGATCTAGATATTCTTTTCCATCTTCAACATACCAAATAAGTTTTGCGTCAGTTGGATATGATTTATCATTTGCGATTTCAATTGTAGTTTTTTCCAAAAGAATCTGACATCCATATGTGGAAGGATCTTCTGGATTGACTGGTTTACTTCCCATAGACTCTTCCTTTTCTATCGTAACTGTCATGAACGCCCACCCCATTGAATGTCGGGATATGCTTCTTTCACATTCTCAAAAGATACTTTATATTTAGAACTCAATCTTCCATCTTTAATAAGGACCACGACCTCTGCTTCTTTGGGATGAAGTCCTCGAAGAAGATTGATAAACATCATCTCTCGACGAATATTACTCAAACTTGAGTTACCACCACGAACATAGTGGTAAAGATTTTGCCACTCACGTCGAAGAGAAGTTTTTCCTCGACCATCTAAGTCTTGTCCAGTTGCAGATTCTCCACCCGCAGCTTCACGTTGAATATTTTGTGACAAACTTCCACTATAAACAGATTGATCTTCTGCATCACCATAAGGAACATCCCCCTCTGGAAGAAGACTAATCACAGATTCATCAAAGTTCCAAATAAAAATACTTTTCAATGAGTCATGCTCATACTTTTTCAGAACCTCTACCTTTTTTGCATTAGAACGTTGCTTAGATGCAAGTTCCAGAACTTCAAACACAAATGGATTGGTTGGAAGATCTGGAATTGGTGTTGCACTTTTTCTTGTAGAAGTAGATGCCTTAGATCTAGTCGTCGTCTTCTTCTTCGTAGTCGTCATAATTGTTTTCAAATCGTACTGCTAAAATTTCATCGGGAAGAATGTTCCCATTTTCATCAAACATCTCTGGGTGTGTGAATACTGGTTGTGTTTGATATACATGTTCTTTTGCCAACCATCCTACCACACCTCCTACAAAAAACATCATAATGGAAACTAAAGTTCCAATGGTGAGGGTTACTGCTAACATTTTCCTTTATCTCCAGAGAATTATTTTTTCCTAATATCCAGATAGAAGTTTAGGTTAAAAACAATTTCTCTACGGAAGAGAGAAACCATCTTACCAAACCTTATCTGAAAAGTTTTTGGTGGTTCCGGTTTTCTCCTCCTGTTGCGTAACAGCAACTCAACCCCACGATTAATATGGGGGTCTGACTTATTTAGTTTGCTTTTTTCTCCTCCCAGGTCTTCTGTCACGACTATACCTCCATGCATCTTCTAGAATGCCGTACAAATACTGCTTTATTTTTCTTGCTTGTGGTTTTGAAATGTGACCATATCCTTCACGAAGTTGTTTATGCTCATCATCACTACCACCTTTGATGTATTCTTCGAGTTCCAAAGTCATATCACTGAGTTCAGCTGCAGTGCTACTTTCAATAAACTCTTCTATTTCATGACGTTTAGTTTTACGAATTTTCAGATAATCATAAAACTTTAATACAAATTTTCCATCAAAGGCATAATCAATTGCTTTTTCAACATCTGTGTAAATTTCGTGAAGATTGTTTTCCATTAAACTAGTTTGTTTTCCCGTAGATACTTTACAGTTTCTTGACATCCGCCGATATTTAAATCATCTAAAACCACTTGAGGGAAGGTTGAACCCATTCCAAATTTTTCATAAAATTCCTCACGAGAATAATCAGTATCAAGTTTGTAGACAACATGTTTCAACTCTGCCAACTTTAGCACCTGTTGAACTTTAATGCAATATGGGCATCCGTCTTTAGAGTATATAGTAAAAGTCATAAAAAAAGAGGGTTGTTACACCCCCTAATTATATCACAGAGCATTACCTCTAGGCAATACTTCTTCAGGGAATACAAACTGCTCATGTGGTTGGTCAACAGGCGCTAACCAAGTACGAAGACCTTCATTCAATAGGATGTTCTTTGTGTAGAACGTCTCGAACTCTGGATCTTCTGCTGCTCTGATCTCTTGGGATACAAAGTCATAAGCACGAAGGTTGAGAGCAAGACCAATAATACCGATGGAACTTGTCCAAAGACCCATAACAGGAACAAACAACATAAAGAAGTGGAGCCAACGCTTATTGCTGAACGCAATACCAAAGATTTGAGACCAGAAACGGTTGGCAGTGACCATCGAATAAGTCTCTTCCTCTTGGGTAGAGTCGAATGCTTTGAATGTATTTGCTTGTTCACCATCCTGATACAGAGTATTCTCTACAGTGACTCCGTGAATTGCTGACAGGAGTGCTCCTCCCAGTATACCAGCAACTCCCATCATATGGAAGGGATTGAGCGTCCAGTTATGAAAGCCCTGGAGGAAGAGAAGGAAGCGGAAAATCGCTGATACACCAAAACTCGGCGCAAAGAACCAAGACGATTGTCCGAGAGGATAGATGAGGAATACAGAGACAAATACAGCAATAGGGCCAGAAAAAGCGATCGCATTGTACGGACGGATACCGATAAGACGTGCAAGTTCAAATTGTCGAAGCATGAATCCTATGAGAGCAAAGGCTCCGTGGAGCGCCACAAAATTCCAGAGTCCCCCAAGTTGGCACCAGCGGATGAAATCTCCCTGAGACTCAGGACCCCAAAGTAGAAGAAGAGAATGACCCATAGCGTCAGCAGGAGTTGACACTGCTGCCGTGAGAAAATTAGCACCCTCAAGGTAAGAAGACGCCAACCCGTGGGTATACCAGCTCGTAACAAACGTTGTGCCAGTAAGCCAGCCACCAATTGCAAGATAAGCAGTGGGAAAAAGAAGTAGTCCAGACCAACCCACAAAGACAAAGCGATCTCGTTTAAGCCAGTCATCCAGGACATCGAACCACCCCCGTTGTGGAATGTTTAAAGTTGAAGTTGTCATAACCTCCAATATATCTTTTCATATTTAGTTTACATAACTTTACTTAAAAGATCAATGAGTGATAATGCTCATTTATCCAGGGTAGTCCCAATTGGTAATAAAATTAGTTTTATGTGTAGGACCCCAGTTACCCCCCATATAGATAAAAGGTTTTGTTCTTATAGGACACTTATCACCAGTACAAAGAAGGTCATCAACAATTCTCCAAGACTCAATCACTTCTTCAGAATGAACAAAGTGTGATTGATCTCCATCGATTGCATCATAAAGAAGTTTTTCATACCCATCAACACCCAACCAATCAGGATACCTGTGAGTAAGTGTTGCCAACTCAACTTGTTCACTAAGTCCAGGAGACTTCACATCAATTTGAATATCAAGGTGAGCATGTGGTTGTAATCGCATAACAATACGTCCAGGTGTTTCACCCTCAAACAATCCAACAGGAGGTGCTTTGAGTTTGACAACAACCTCAACACACTGGTATGGCATTTTCTTACCAGTCATGAAGTAAAAAGGAACTCCCTTCCAACGCCAGTTATCGACGTATAAATCACCAGCGATATAGGTAGGAGTATTACTATTAGAATCGACACCCTCTTCAGATTTGTAAGATTCATACTGACCAAAAATTACTTTATGTCCTAGTCTAGTTGCCGAAAGAACTTTTGTCTTCTCACGTCTAATTTCTCTAGCATCCATTCTGCATGGTGCTTCCATAGCAATCAGTGACAGAACCTGAAGCATATGGTTCTGCAACATATCTCTAACTACACCTGCACCTTCATAGTATTGTGAACGTCCTTCACAACCAATAGTCTCAGTTGCAAAGATTTGAACTTCCTCTATATACTCCCTGTTCCAAAGTGGTTCAAGAAGAATATTCCCAAACCGAGTAGCAAGAATATTATTGACAGTATCTTTACCAAGATAATGGTCAATGCGATAAACTTGTTTCTCGCGTAGATGCCTGCCCACCACTGACTGTAGATGATCAGCAGATTTAAGATCGTACCCAAAGGGTTTTTCAATAACAACACGCGATGTTTCTGGGTCATCTAAAAATCCTCCTTGCTTGAGGTTGATGATTGCCGACTCGTATCTTTCAGGTGGAACAGATAAAAAGTAAGTTGTGTCGTCAGTCTCGGGAAGTTTATTCAAACTTTCTGGATTATCTAAATCACAACAAACATAATCAAGCATATGTTTAAATTCTTCGGGATATTCTCCTAAAGATTTTACCCATGTTTCTCTACCAGGATCTCTTCTGGCAGCACCAGTAATAGTAAAATTCTTCGGAAGAAGATACTTATCCCAGAGTTTATATAATGCTGGAATAAGTTTTTTTTTGCATAGATCTCCAGTTGCTCCGAAGATTACTATACCTTTAGTGAGCGGTTCCGTTTCCATCGTACTTATCTGTTTCGTAGTAGTTATTTTCACCTTTTCGTACCCCGAAATATATTGTGGATAATACAAAGGGTATTGCGATCCATTTAAGAATATCGGCAAATATCATTTCTCCCATCCTTTATTACAGTGTTTGCATCCTTTGCCACCACATTTACCACAAATCCAATGAGTGCTATCTGACATGATGTCCTCCGAACATGTAACGCATTCCGTTTAAAACCTTATTAGCGAAAGCGCCCAGACGACGCGATTCAAAACGTTCAAACAGTGCCGTAGAAATGACAGGAGTGGGAACACCCAAATCGACAGCGGCATGAACAGTCCAGCGGCCCTCACCGCTATCGGAAACTCCTCCATCGAACTTATCAAGCTCTGTATTGCCTCGAAGTACATCCGCAGTAAGATCCAATAACCAACTACCAACCACGCTACCACGACGCCACAACTCAGCCACTTCAGCACAGTCAATGTCATAGCAGTAATCTTCCGGATTCTCCATCGGAGCCACCTCAGCATCACCTGCCTTGACGTACTTGCTGCCAGCATTAGCCTCATGCAGGATATTAAATCCTTCTGCGTATGCTTGCATGATTCCATACTCGACTCCGTTGTGAACCATCTTCACAAAGTGACCTGCACCTGGTGGTCCACAATGCAACCAACCATACTCTGCAGATGTTGCACGACTGGTTGGATTTGTGCGAGGGGCAGATCCGATACCTGGTGCGAGTGCCCTAAAGATAGGAGAGCAGACGGATACTGCAGTATTTGTACCACCAACCATAAGACAGTATCCACGCTCCAGACCGTAAACACCACCACTAGTACCACAGTCAATATATTGGATGCCCATCTTAGACAACCTTTCTGCCCTGCGTCTAGAGTCCTTAAAATTGGAATTGCCATGATCAATAATAATATCACCTTCCACACAAAATTGTAGTAACTCATTAAGTGTGTCCTCTACGGTTTCTGCTGGTACAACCATCATAAAGATACCAGGTGCTTTTCCAACTAACCCATCCTGGTTATGAACTACTTGAACAAGGTTTTCCAAAGAAGTGGTACATCCACTGATATAACCCTTTTCATATTGCTCACAAGCTTTTTTATAGTTGTTACGATACCCATGAACCTCGATACCTGCTTTTAGCATACGACGAGACATACCCTCGCCCATTCTCCCTAAACCAATGATTCCTACTTTCATAATACTCTTCCTGGAATATAATCAATTTCTTCTAAAACTTCATTCAAAACTTTTTCATAATCTCTGAACATCCTGTCACCAGCAACAAAACATCTTTGGCGTCTCCAAAGTGCTTCAGCAAACATACGTTTTTCTTTGTCGGTAAAATCTTCAAATCTACTCATTGTTTCTCCTATTTAAAGTGTTATTTTTAACCATGGCAATAATGGGGGCACTATTCCAATAAGTCGAAGAAGACCCTCAGCAAAAAGTGCAAGAACAACCCACCCAACACACATAGAAATAATTCCAGCATTACGATTGTGTCTGCGTATTGCATCATCAATCATCTCCTGCACTTCTTCTTTAGTTGCAAAATCAGGTGGTTCAATATTATCACCCCAGTTTTTGAACATCAGATCATCTCCATAGCATTGTGCAGTTCTTTTGAGTGTTCTAATTCATCGTTTAAGATTTCAAGGATCTTATCATCATGCCCATTCAACGCAAGATACTTTCCATATGTTTCTGCTGCATGAATCTCTACTTCGTAGGAGAGATGGTAAGCAGAGCGAGGAGATATCCAATAATAAACCACGTTGATCCAATAGTAGATAAGTACAAGGTGTCTGGCGAAAAAGCGATCCACCCAATAAGCATTACCGCCCCGACTTTCCATATATTCCAGATGTTCTGTTTCGTTAAGTGTTTGAGCAAAATGTTCCTCCATCAGATAAATGTGTTCTGGTCCACGTAATCCCATAGATTCTCTCAAATGCAATACACTTAAGAATGCAAAATAGGGCGCTCGGGCAATTTCCTCAAGCACCCAGAAACGCTGAAAGTCTCTACCTTGATAAAGAAAATCAATGATTGATACAGTAATATTTAATGTAACCTCATTGAACTTTTGCATTTACAGACTCCCAATCTTTGTCGAAAATCTCAAGTCCCTTATCTGTCAAAATGTGATCATACATTTGATCAAATACCTTTGGTGGCATTGTACAAATTTGAGCACCATTATACCACGACCTAATAGCACGTTGGACACTACGAATAGATGCAGACAGAACCTGAGTCTTGACTCCATGAATACGATACAGTTCGGAGATAGATCTTACAACCTCCAGACCTGCCACTGACTGGTCGTCTAAGCGCCCTACAAAGGGGGAAACGTATGTTGCCCCTGCCTTTGCTGCCAGGACTGCCTGAGCAGCACAAAAGATCAATGTGACATTAACTTTAATGTTCTGATCAGAGAGAGATTTACAAACTGCAAGTCCTTCTCGCGTACATGGGACTTTAACTGTACATACATTACCAAACTTTTCATAAAGACGTTTGCCTTCACGATACATTTCACCTTCATCACCAACAACTTCCATGCTAATATCCTTCACACCAATATCTTTGATCTCTTGGTAAACATCATCAGGATTTTTGCCTGCTTTCATAATAAGAGTGGGATTAGTAGTAACACCATCTACCAATCCAGTTTTAAAGTATTCATTAATAACTTCAGTGTCTGCGGTGTCAAGAAAAATTTTCATGTAATTATGTGTGTATTTCATTCTACGTGTACTGTACCAATCATACCTGCTCCCTTGTGAGGACCACACCAGTAAGTATAGTCTCCTGCTTCTGGAAATGCAACATCGAACTCTTCTCCTGGTAACATTGCCAGGGCTTCGTGACCCAATTCAGGATGATCCTCAACAATAACGTTGTGAGGTGGGAGCATATTATTTACAAAATGAATTGACTCGCCAGCAGAAATAGTAATCTCTGCTGGTTCAAAAACTAGGTTGCCATCGGCACCCATCATGACATCTACAGCCCAAGCAGGTGCAGCAAGAAAGAGTGTGGCAAGAAATGCGAGAAAAAACTTCATTTAAGTTTACTCAACTGCAGTATATATTACTTCTGTATACCATGATATCTGGGATTTGTTTTGACTTCCTCACTTACCATTTCACCAAATTCTGTAACACAGTCGCACCATTTTTTTCTTATTTTTTTTGCTTTTTCTTCATCTTTTACTTCATACTGAAAATGCTGCCATTCATACCAAATGACAGCACATTCGTCAGACTTCTTTTGAAGATGAGGTTCTCGGTACACCCAAGGAAATCAAAGGTTCTCTTCTTGATTTATAAGAATAGTACAATCGGATTTAGGATATGCAACACAAGTAAGAATAAATCCTTCTTCCATCTGTTCATCATCAAGAAAAGACTGTTCTTCGTTATCAACTTCACCTTCGATAAGTTTTCCTGCACAAGATGAACAAGCACCGGCACGACAGGAATACGAAACATCAATACCTGCTTCTTCAGCAGCATCAAGAATATATTCTTCTTCGGAACATTGAACAACATTTTCAGTGCCGTCAGCATCTTTTAAAGTAATTGTGTAAGTCATTTGCTATAAGTGTCGTAATTAAGTTTGTCATCACGCTCCTTCAATTCGGCAGCGAGTTCTTTCTCAGTTTTAAGGTGTTGACCTTTTAGATTAGGATTTGGAATAGAGGAAACTGTGGGATTGCGAGACCTGTTTTTGATAATAATGAATGCATCTTTATTATACTTACGAGTTCCTTTTACAGGTGCCCACTTAGTACCAGCACCTTCAATCTCATAAACAGAAGTTCCGCCAACTTCAACTGCAATATCATCACCAGTTTCCCAATTCAGTTTTTCTACTAGTGTATTAATTTGTTCAAAAATCGTTGGTTCGCTCATAATACGTTCTTCCGGTTCCAATGGTTCCAGTCTCATTTTTTTCCTCTTTGTTTAACCAGTATAGTTGAGGCCATGTGTCCATTATAATCTCTTTGAGTTTATATGGAATGTTATCGTCTATCATAGAAAACAAAAGGCACCCGAAGGTGCCTTTGTAATATTCAGTTTTTGTCTAGTATCAACCGATAGCAGGTGCTTGAAGTGCCACAGGAGTGGACTCAGCAGCAGCCAGGTCAAGTGGGAAGTTGTGAGCATTACGCTCGTGCATGACTTCCATACCAAGACCAGCACGGTTCAGAACGTCTGCCCAAGTGTTGATCACTTTGCCTTGAGACTCAACAATCGACTGGTTGAAGTTGAACCCGTTAAGGTTGAATGCCATGGTGCTAACACCAAGAGCAGTGAACCAGATGCCGACAACAGGCCACGCAGCGAGGAAGAAGTGCAGAGAGCGTGAGTTGTTAAAGGATGCATACTGGAAGATCAGACGACCGAAGTAACCATGAGCGGCGACAATGTTATAGGTCTCTTCTTCTTGACCAAACTTGTAACCATAGTTCTGGGACTCAGTTTCGGTGGTTTCACGAACCAGAGAAGAGGTAACCAGAGAACCATGCATTGCGGAGAACAGTGAACCACCAAAGACACCAGCAACTCCAAGCATGTGGAAGGGGTGCATCAGGATGTTGTGCTCTGCTTGGAAAACAAGCATGTAGTTGAAGGTGCCACTGATACCCAAGGGCATTGCGTCAGAGAAAGAACCTTGACCGAAAGGATAGACCAGGAAGACTGCGGATGCTGCTGCAACAGGTGCAGAGTATGCAACGCAAATCCAAGGACGCATACCCAAACGATAAGAAAGTTCCCACTCACGTCCCATGTAGGCATAGATACCGATCAGGAAGTGGAAAACTACGAGTTGGAAAGGTCCACCGTTATACAGCCACTCATCGAGAGATGCGGCTTCCCAGATGGGATAGAAGTGGAGTCCAATTGCGTTGGAAGAGGGAACAACTGCACCAGAGATGATGTTGTTACCATACATGAGTGAACCAGCGACGGGTTCACGGATGCCATCGATGTCCACAGGAGGAGCAGCGATGAAGGCGACGATGAAACAGATAGTTGCTGCCAACAGAGTTGGAATCATCAGAACGCCGAACCAACCGACATAGAGACGGTTATTGGTAGATGTTACCCACTCGCAGAAGTTTTCCCAAGTGGATGATTGTTGCCTTGAAAGAGTTGTAGCCATTGTTTTGTACGAAAAAGTAAGACCATCAGGGAAATGGTGGAGTTACTATTTCCTGTCACCCTTAGACAGGATATGAGAGACGTGCTTTAGACACCCTAGAGGTCTCGGTTTAAGGGGTGTGTTACAACTTTACAGAACTTAACGTTCTTGAGCCGTTGACTTATTTATAGTACTACGGTTTTCGCCACTTGTCAAGTCCCCATTTGGTAGTTCCCATTTGGGGACAGTGGTAAAACCCGAAGACCTATGTAATGTAGGTGATATTTAATACTAAGTCAAGACTTGACGCCACTTAAAAAAGTGTCTAGAATAGGTTTGTTGTTCTTCAGGATACATTAATAGCTTAAGTAATTCTACTATGTTCTAAATACTTTTATCGTTAATAGTAATAAGTTAATGAAAAAAGCGTTACTAGCTTTTGGTATGTTACTAATGACTACATCTGCAGCTAATGCTGGAGGATTAGTTCATAAAATGAGTTCAAGTGTACAATTAACTGTAGATACTGCAAGAACCACTGCGACTAGACTGGGTTCTCAATACAGTATATCTGGATCTAATGTAACTACTTCAGATGGTACAAATGCGGGTGCCGTAACTACTGGTTCTATTTCTAGTGGCATTTACGATCCTGGCACTATCACTGCAACACAAGCAACTTCTGGAGAAGCATTCTCATTTAGTTCATCGTTCTTACAAGGTGATGCAGTTCCAACTTCAGCTCCTTCTGTAGGTGCTGTGGGTAACTTCTCAAGTCAAACTTCTTATGCATCAGGAACCAAGGATACCTTAGCTGGTACTATTGTAACTGATGGTGGTATTACTTTGACAGCTGGTGGAGCTGGTACATCTGCTGTAGGACAATTTGTATCTGAGATCACTGTAATAGACTGATGGATAGATTACAAGAAGCAATCGGTCTTGGATTGGTTCTTGGCGTAATACATGGATTGGCACAACCTTCATATTCAGTTCCAGTTGTGCCAAATTTCACTCAAGGCTCCATGACTAGCCATACAGAAACAACATCAAAAGTGACCGAAACGATTAACTCTATAGATTATTCAACAGGATGGCAATATTCAGTATCGGGAAACAATGTTTCCAACAACGGACAACCATTGAATCCAAGCACGAACAACTCATCAGTGGTGATAAATCCACTGGGAGGAACAGAGGGGCAAGTAACAAGTCCAAACTCCTCTCTAAATTTAAATGGTCAGAATTTTACAATCTCAAATCCTGGAGAAGCATTCCAGTTTACTCAAACCTACAAAGGTCCTGGGGTCACAAACCAAACTGTGATTCAAAGAGTAACAGAAGTTACTTCGGTAACAGATACCACAAGTATCTTTACCCAGTAATTGCGTTATTAGTATCCTCCCCCGTCAGTGCTGCTGATGTGGGAGGTGTTTCTGCGACTGCTAATCCAATCGCAAACAGTTCAGGTTCAGTAACCAATCAAGCCATTCAGGTTTTACAAGGTCCTTACATTACTAACACATATGGTGGGGGTATTAGTTGTCAAGGACCAACTATGAATTTCACACCATACATTACTCATGCTCGTAATGATAAGGATCCATTTGAAACTTTTTACATGGAACCTCAATATGATGCAAGAGATTTTGAAGGTCGTATGGTCGAAGTTCAAAAGAGTGTTAAAAACTACCCTTGGGAAACTTGGTATGATGATAGAACATATATCAATGCAGATGGTGATGAAGTAAGAGCATTTGAAGATGGTGCTGACATGACCATCACTGTTATGGAGATGCAACCAGATGGTGTTCCAGATAACCCAGGAGATGAACTTTGGCAAAAACCAGTAAGAACTGGTATGACTAGAAACTACAGTACAAGTCTTGGTCTTTCCGCAACACTCTCCCTTCCACTTGATGGTGGACTACAAGAAAGATGTAAGCAAGCAGCAGATACTCAAATTGCATTACAACAACAGTTGACTGCTAATAAAAGATTAGACTTTGAGATTGCCAGACTTAAAAATTGTGGTGAGTTAATGAAGGCAGGAATCACTTTTCACCCCAAGAGTAGATATGCTGCGATATGTGCTGATGTTATAGTTCAAAATGTGAACTATATCAAACCACATTTACATACTATTCCTTCCCCTTCAGTTTCCGGATCGCGTGGTTCCGAATCCTCTGTTCAGAAATCCTCTCAGACTTCGATTGTACCGGGATCTTCTTACCCCGTAAGGTCGCAATCTTCTTCATTACCTTCTTCACAGTCGGTTTCACCACTTTTAACAAAAGATCAGCAAGAGGTTTTGCAAGGAGTGCGGAACTCGTCGCTACCACCGCAATGGAGGCGGTAGTAGTTACCATACCTGCTGATGGTATGTTCTGAATAATCTGGTCGGGGATAGAAAGTGTCTCAAATACTGGGAGACATTCTTTCCCGACTGTTTCATATGCAACGATCTTTTTATTTCCCTCTAGGATTTTTCCTACAGGATCTTTTAACTGCTGTGCTCTTGTAGGGCACTCAGGTCTTTCTGGAGTTGTTTGTTTAGGAACCTGTGGTGATGGTGCTTGAGGTGCCTCTGGTTTAGCAGGAGGTTTGATTGGAGGTGCTTCTGGTGCTTCATGTTCATACTCCAATTTATTTGCATCATATTCAATTGGATTGAATGATGGAGTTCCTGCATCACAAAAGGTTCTAACATTTTTAGGATCTTCATCCTTAAGAGATTGATTCTCACTACTATCAATATGCGCCTCTACACATCCAGGCATATTGACAATAGGAACACCCACCTGCGTTGTCACAGGTGGGTAAATTGGAATTGCCTGAGGTGGATTTGATGACATCCATCTTGGCATTTCTGGGATTGAAACATCCTTTATTTGTATATCATTAAAACGAATATCAGGTATTGGCATCAATCATCTTTGAAAAAATTCGCTATTGCATTCATTGCTGAGTGAAAAGCAACAAAGAGAAAGAACTCGTTTGATGCACTGTTGTTAACGTAAACAGTTTTTTTTCTTCTTGTAGATTGTGCCATAATAATACTAAATATATCAACTATTTAACAGTTCTCATTAATTTTTAACTAACTTATATTAAGGTTCCGTGTGCTCTACGAATTTCACGTAGTTCTTCAAAATTCTTTTGCTTGGTTCCACCATCATATGCCCAGGCATATCCTTCGGTGATCATCTGCTCATTTAACGATACTTCTGCATCTCCAATATATAACCAACCAAGAAGGCGACCATACTTACCCACACCACCAACCAGTTCAGTTCTAACTGCGAGTTCATCGTCGCCAGAAATAGCACCTTCTAGTTTCTCCTTGAGCCAGTTAGTAGCATCATAACCTAACTCTTTTTCTTCCAGGTCTTTAGTTCTTTTCTCTGGAGTATCTACACCAGCAACTCTAACTCTTTCTTTCTTATAAAGATCAAATCCAAGATCAATGGTGACATCAATTGTGTCTCCATCAAGAACTCTATTGATCTCAACTACGCGGAAGTTGTAACACGACTTCCTGCTTGGTGGTGTCATTGCGCCCATAATCGATCTCCTTTGAATCTACTGCTTCGACTAGTCCAACTATAGTTATAAGAGCAGTAATGATGGCACCTGCACCCCACACCCATCTTTCAAGTTTACGAACACGGTCACGAAGTTCTTGTGCCATTTTTTCAGTATCTTCAATCCTGTGTGTCAGGAGTGCTATCATTTGATCCTGATCCGCGTCCTTTTGGTTGATCTGTTCTGGCATCGTTCAACTCATCAAAAGCCATACGCATTATATAGCGAATATAATAACCAACACCAAAAAGGAGTATGATTATCGAAATAATCACACTCCATACTGGGTCATTTGGATTTTCTAGAGGGCGAAGGAACAGTTCCATCTTTACTATCTTTACTGGGTATCAATTGATAAGACAATTTGTCTCTCAACCTATTTACACGCTCTTCATCAAATGTTGAAAAATGCCCTCTTTTCTCAACATGTTTATAATAATGTAATGCATTTTGGATGATTGTAAAATCTTCCATATCTAAATCAAACTTCATATTAAGTTAAACTATCATTTTGGTTCTATCGCAGATCTTACAGGTGGTTCTTCTTCTTTCTTTTTGACTGTTTTGCCATTACTATTTCCACCTGCTTTAGCAGGACTCAAACCAAATGCAGCTAATGAACCAGAAAAGACCGATGCAATGAAGGTTGGATCAAAATCTAAAATCTTTTGACCGTTAGGAAGTCTAACGTAACTAAATGTGAGAAGGGATGCAGACCAAATAAGTACTACGACTTTCACCAGATTACCAAGAACTTCACTTTTATCTTCATCATGGTCTTCCTTCTCTACTTTGGGTTTTGTATCTGCCATAGTAGAGTAGCAAGTCTCAGTTATTTAGATGTATTGAACTGGCATTTATACTCTGTTTTAGTTAGTTTGTATCTTTCAACATATTTTATGACATGTTCTTGACACTCAAACCAACAAAGTTTATTTTCTTTTTTATCCTCAAGTCTCCATGGAAATATTTTATGTGGAAATAGTTTACTGTCTTTAGAATTAGTATACTTAAATTCTTCCTTCTTTTTCCTTGGCATTACTTAATGTAGTTATTTTCTACCAACCATTCACGAGTCATAGGTGTGGGTTCATAGTCAGTCCACATAGTTCCTGCAGCACAAGACTCAAGTGCTGCTGCAGTCATACCTTCAGTATGTCCTGCCCAATATGCTTCCTTTTCCCAGGGGATTGCCTTTGGTTGAGACTGATAAGCACTCTTTGCGATTGCCTGATACATCTCTGGAACATCCTCTTGATTGTGAATAATGGCAATGAAGTTATTCTCAATTGTTCCTGCCATACAGTCTTGTGCAGCGTGCCATCCCTCATGACGCATCACTGACATCATAGTGCCAGGACGATGCATATGAGCAACATTCAGAAAAAAGTTGTTGCCTACAGTATGATAGACACCACGATGACCAACTGGGAAGTATCGCATGTCTGCTAGAAAAACCCTAGCTCCGACCTTATTAAGTGATCGGACGAGAGAGTTAAACTCATTAGCAACAATACTGTAATTAATATCAGACAGTTCCTTATGCTTGTTAAGGTCGGAAACTGTTTTGAGTTCTTGGACATGATCGGTACACTCTAGGAGTAACATACATCCCTGAGCATGGGGAGTGAAGTACTCATCTTCGTTAATTGGATCAGCAAGTGCTGGAACAGACATTGCTGCTGCAGCCAACAAACTCATAATAATTTTTTTCATATCAAAAAGGAACAGAGGGACCAGTAGTATTGGGAAGTTCAGGCATAGCAGCATCAATGAGACCAGGAAGTGCTCCCGATACTCCCTCAACTGCTGCTTCCGTCACCTGCTTCTTAATACCATCAATGATAGCATCTTTCTGAAGGAAAATATATGTTCCTCCACCGATGATACCTGCAGTTCCTACAAATGATAGAACTGCTAAAACATTAATTACCTTTTGCATAATATGCCTCATAGTATTTTACAATCCCTGCAGTGTGCATGTTTCCTTGGGATACCCAATCATGAACACACTCATAGATTGATTGGTTGCTATATTTAGGGATAGAATCTTTCAGTTGTCCACCAAATTTTGAAAGCAACACTTTGAGTGATTGTTCTCTGACTTTCATTTTATGGTCACTATATCGCCAATCATCGATGGACATTCTCTGAACCTCCTTGGAAGTTTTCAGATCCACCGATAGGATCAAGTTGAAGAGTAGTGGCAGAGTTCTTAGTTGCCATATCATACATCACCTGATGAATATCTTTCGACTCAACATTCCCAGACTCTCTACGCATATCTTCATGCAGTCTTTCAGTTGCTTCTTGTTGTCGAATATATTCTTCTTGTTTTTCTGTGAGAATTGGAGCAGGACCAAACCATTCATCATCTTCTAGATATGCGGGTGCAGGAATACCAACATATTGAGGAGTATTCATTTCTGCACAATCTACGATGTTATCATCGATAGCACATTCAATTTTTTCTTCCGTGGTCTTAGTCCAGTTTACACTTGTAGCAGGTTCTCTAGTAAAAACACTCAGAGTTTCTTTGATTGCTTTAATAATCATTTTTGCCAGAAGTGGTGGTAGAAATTTCCTTTATTATGACACATAGGATCTTCGGATGCAACCCGATATGGTAGCTGACTTTGACCTTTGAAGTCTGTACGATCTCCGATGATACTATATGCTGTGAGCATCTTGCTATTATCCTTTAGTCGAGCAACAACTCTAGAATCTGCTACAGGTCTATGATAATCAAACCCCTGATATTGACCAGGAGCATAGACTACATCAGCAACCGTGTTTGGAAAATAGGGACTCCTGACACGATTTAAGACAGAGACTGCAACACAGTATTCATCCATGGTCCCCTTTGCAGCCTCAACCTGAACAGTCCTAGCAAGATGATCGTAATCAACGGCACTGAGTGCCAGAATAAGTGCGAGCATAAAAATAGGGAACAAGAATTTGCTCCCCAATTATAAAGTATTTAATTGTGTTTGTCAAGGGGTGGGAACGTATGCAGGTTGTAGCATCCCACCACCTGGTCCATTGTCATCATCATCAACGTTTCCATCGGTTAATAGGGCAGCAAATATAAATCCCCCTATCATGGCCGCTGCTATGACTAACACGTCGCTCACCATACTCCTGGGATGATTTGCCCAGTAGTTGCATATGAACCCATTGCAGCCATGACTCCAATCATTGCTGCCCAACCATTAATACGTTCTGCTTTTTCGTTCATTGTTTTTCCTCTAATGTTTTGTTTGTAATGATGACCCTTTTGCCATCATGGGTGAATTGTAACTCATCGTCAGGATGCCACAGTAGCTCTTCATACAAATCGTCGAGTTTCTGGACATCTTTCCATAGTGCGTCTGGATCAGGCATATTGGTCAAATAACTTTCTAATGTTTTGTGTAATCTGCATACCCCCAATCTTTTCATCAAGCAACGTACCGTTGGGTGATGTGACGATAAGAACAGGAGTTGCCGTTACACCGTACTTAGATGCAAGGTCAAGGTTCTCCTGTGGAATGGGGGTATCACTAAAGTCTTCAAGGTCTACTTTTTCTAAAAGAGAAGTGCGTTCATCCTTGATTGCTGCCATGTATTTATCTACAAGAGCACAAGGTCCACAAGACTTTTTAGAAAAGAGGTAGAACTTATTCATCAATAAGTTTCAGCGAGTTGTTGTACAGAATAACCCAGAAGCACAAAAAATGCAACAGAAGTTAAAGTGAAAATTACTTCAGTCATCAGAATCCAAATGCTCCAAAGAAAAATACGCTACCACTGAAAGTATAAGAAACAATAGCAGCAACAAATCCAAGCATAGCAGTGCGTCCATTCAACTTCTCTGCTTTTTCGGCATAGGTTTCATAACCATAACGTTCTGCATCTGTCTTAGAGATGTACATCTGTGGTTCTTTTGCAAAAAGATTTTGCTGTCCATGCTCATTAGTTGTAACAGTCACGTTACCTCCTGTTATATTTCTTTACATAGTATATAGTAAAAAAGCACCTCTGTCAAGAGGTGCTTTGTAGTGATTTATACTTATATCACTTAATAGAGTCAACAGCAGCAAGAGATTTCTGTCGAAGAGACTCTGGGAGAGGAACATAACCCAAAGAATCTGAAACGGATTGTGCTTTTTCACTCAACATATAACGAAGAGTTTCCTTCACTCCAGTTTTGGATTCAGGATAAGCAAGGATCCAGGTCAGAGATACGATTGGGTAAGCATTCGCACCTGCAGGGTTAGGATCTGCCCCACGAAGTTTATCATCTAAGACAATCTTGGCAAGTCCTGCAGCAGAAGTTTCACTGTTTGCTTTTACAAAGTTACCTGCCTTGTTTTGCAGAGCAACCTGTTGGAACTTACCACCGTTCACATAACCATAGTTCAGATAACCAATAGCACCTTGAGTGTTCTTGATAACACCAGCAACACCAGAGTTACCCTTACCACCAACACCAACAGGCCACTGGACAGACTTACCAGTTCCTACAGTTTTCTTCCACTCGGGAGAGAATGCTGCCAGAGAGTTAGTGAAACCTTTGGTAGTACCAGAACCATCAGAACGATGGACCGTAACGATCTGCTTGTCAGCACAACCGAAAGTGCTCCAGTTTGTAATCTTACCAAGGAAGACATCAGCAAGTTCAGTCTGAGTCATCTTGGCATCACAACCAGGCAGGTTATAAGCAGGAACAATGGCACCACCAGTCATGGGGACATGAATCATAGGTAGTTTCTGCTTAGCATCTGACACAGCACCATCAGAAGCACCGAAGTCAACAGTCTTAGCAGTAAACTGACGGACACCAGCACCACTACCAACTGCTTGATAGTTCACTTGATTTCCAGTTTCTTTATTGAAAGATTGGAACCAAGAGTTATACAGGGGAGCAGGGAATGTCGCACCTGCCCCGTTGAGTTTGAAGACAGCAGGGGCGTCTGCCTTCTTGTCCCCACCCCACCAGAAAGCCTGTGCAGCTGCGGGAATACTGATAGCAGCAGTGATACCTGCCGCAAGGAGAAGTGAACGTTTCATTTTTCAATTCCTCAGAACTTATACTTTGTACCGACTTCAAACTTCCAATCACGGGCATCATTATCACCCCACTTGTGCTCAAACTTTGCCTTTGCAGAGAAAGACTCAGTGATGGGGATTGATGCTCCGACTTCTGCAACAGTGAAGTTATCACCATCCAGAATTTCTACACCATCAGCAGCAGAAAGACCTGCACCGATTTCAGCATAGGGTTTAATACCATTGCTCAGTTTGGTTGCATAACCAAATCGGGCTTGGTGTACAGTTTTGCTATATCCTTCTTCGTCTCCCTTGAATTCCGACTTAGTAGAAACATAGGGACCAGCCATAGCAGGTGTCGCCAGGGCGCAAAGTGCCAGTGCGGCAAGTGCTTGTGTTTTCATTTGAATACTTTGGTAATGTTTGCGGGTTTGTCATTTGAAGACCTTGTTATTATAACAGTGTCTTCGGAATCTGTATTTAAGATCAAGTTAAGTTGATTTAATCTTATACAAACCTTGGTATATAGAGCAGTTTAACCAAAATTTTACCATAAAAAAACCCCCTCCTAAAGAGGGGGTTAGGATATTATGATATTAGAATCAGAAGTTGTACTTCACACCCAGTTTACCACCGACGCCAAGATCATCAGCGTCGTCAGCAGTTTGGAAGGAGAGCTCACCATAGACTCCGATAGCATCTGTAACAGGGACTCCAACGCCTGCTTTACCAGAGAAACGGGTCTCGGTGTCTTCTCCATCAACAGCAACGATTGCTGGACCTGCCTGGACATAGTAGGAAGCATCACCCAGAGCACCCTCGTAGCCTACATGGACATCTGTAGTTGCTCCGGAGTAATCGTCTCCCGTCCATCCTGCATTTGCTTCCACATTAACATAAGGACCTGCAAGGGCAGCGCCTGCGGACATAGACAGAGCAGCAGTTGCTGCGAATACAGATTTAATCATTTGTTTTACCTCGTTTGTTTACTTGCGGAATGGTTACCCGCAGATGAAAGGGGAATCGACAACTCCCCGTTTGTATCCTTTTGTTACTTTAATTACTGAAAGACAAAAGGTTAAGTATTTATACTAACAGTTTCTTTTGGAACTGTCAAGTAGGTGGGTTTTCCTCACCTTGGTTCTGGGCAGAACTTTCAACCGTCCTGCCTAGATAAGGATTATAGTCCATCAGGTCATCAATTGTAAAGCCCGCACCCTGGGTTTGCCAAAAGTTCATAATTGCTTTGTGGTTGCCTTTGTGAAAGATTTCAACATGTTCTGGATGAATACTAGAACCCATCTCAATCTTATAAAGAAGGAATGGAATTGAATATGAATTTCCTGAGTTGTACAACAAGTCATCCGCAACAGGGCGTGGACGAACACCATTATCCAGTTTATATTTGTCTCCTCGACAGTGAAGACGAATCATTTTTTCGGCATGATGCCTTGTAATTGCATAGCAAGCAGTAGAAAACTCATTTACAAAACGTTTATGAATTTTAATATGAATATCTCCTGTACAAATAATGGCAAGTTGAAGTAGATCCCAATCATATGGAACTCTGGAAATAGCATCATTCCAAGTGAAGTTCCAATACCGTACTAGGTCAAGATTGCAATCATCTTCCATGATGATTGCATATGGACTATCTGAAGTTTCATACCAATGCTTAATTGCTTTAAGGTGAGAAGTGACACAACCGACTTCACCAGAAGTCATATTATCAGGATATCTTCCTTTTAAGATATCTCCCAAGTCATCTTCACGACCATCGTATGCAGAAATACGTTGATAGTTATCAATATCCCAGTATTCAAACTGTTCTTCCATATACTTCCAACGTTCTGGTTGTCCATCAAGATTAATACAGTAGATGGGACCAAAATTCTTCAGTTTATAAGACGACTTATTTTTATCTAGAGTTTGCTTAAGAGTAACCATTGATAACTTTTTGTATATTTGGTAAGTAATATTCTTTTAGTATTTTACACCATTCAAATTCTTTTGCATAGTCAAGTATTTCTTCACGATGATCTACAGAATATTTTCTGTTCTCAACGATCTTCTCTTCAACGTATGCAACATCGTCCACCTTTTCTTCTGGAATAACAGTGATGAACTTCTTATCTAGGTCAAGATTAGCAGTTGCCCACTCACTAACAACCACACCAAGTCCAGCGGCAAATGCTTCCATGCATACTAATGGATGCGCTTCACCATCAGAAAGAAGAACAAGATTGCCATAATCAGTTAGGTTCTGATATAGAACTTCTTTCTGCCATTCGCCAAGATAGTTCTTGGACTGGTCAAACCTTTGTTCTGCGATGTTACCAGCATACCAAAGAGAGTCAATATTCTGAAATAAGTATTGCCTCTTCCTATGATCAACTTTTGCTAAGTAAATTGATCTATCTGGAAACTCGGGTTCCATGGTAGTTCTAAAGTTCTCTATCATCACTCCGTTAGGATTCAAATAAAGTTTTTCTCTAGGAATATCTGCAATATCATTGTAGATATTATTGATACCATCAGAAAGTCCGAATACATTTGGTTTAATACGTGTGAAATGATCAAACACTCTTTGTTTATATCCACCCATTAGTTCTGGACGTTCAATATATGCAAAGTGTGTAGTGGTTGCACAAGGATATTGAATGTATTCACATAAAGGCACCCAGTCGTCATAGTTAATATGCACAAAGTCTGGACGGAACTCATTTATCATCCGAATGATTTGAAGTGGGTCAGGCACATTTACTATTTGTACCTCATGACCCAACTTGTCTAAAGACAACTTCATGTCCCATATCAGAGACTCAACAGCACCCCAACCATTTGGTGGAATGGGAAGTGCTGGTCCAACAATACTAATTCGCATTTGCTTCCAACTTTTCAATGTTTTGTGCATAGAGTTTCACAAGACTTTCCCAAGAGAAGTTATCAATAGCGTACTCACGAATTTCGTCACGCATACCAACAGACACCTCACGGTTCTCTTTGATTTTCTCCTCAACGTATTCAATATCAGTCAGTTTGTCGTCAGGAATGACTGTAACGAACGGAAGACCCTCTGGAAGGTCATGTGCAGCATACTTAGAGATAACTACTCCAAGACCATTTACTAGTGCCTCCTTGACCACCAGAGGCGTTCCATTCTCACCATCTGACAGAAGCACCAGACTACCATAGTCAGTGAAGTGCTCACGCTTATAGGCATCAGTCCATTCACCAAGATAGTTCTTAGATTGGTCAAATGGAGTTGCACCAGTATCCTGTCCAACATAGTCAATAGACTCAATATCCTGATAGAGCCACTGCTTCTTGCGATGATAAATCTGTCCAAGATACAGAGAACGGTCTGGCAGAACTGCTTCACTACGATAGGTGAAACGTTTATGGTTTGCACCATTCTCTGACAAGAGCAGTCTACTCTCATCAGCACCTGCATTCTTGAAGGTATGATAGTCCTTCTTAGAGATGCAGAAGATATAGTAACGTTTGTTGTTGATGATCCAGTCAAAAGTTCGATCATATCCATCACGACGATGCATATGAGGTTGATCAATATATGGATAATGGCTACTCATTGCCAATTTAGGAATATTGGTTTCGGCAGCAACTCTATCCATAAGAGGATGGAACACATCATAATGAAGATGAGCAAACTCAAACTCATCTTCATTCAACAATCGGATAATTTCATCCCAGTCTTGAGTGTTTGTGATAGTTCCTTCATGTCCCAATTCGTCAAGTTCTAGGGCATAGTCCCAAATAAGACTTTCAACAGCACCCCAACCATCAGGGGGAATAGGCATAATGCCTGGTCCAATCATTGCAAGTTTCATCAGTAAAGTTCCTTATATGCGTGTACAAGTGCGAAGTCAGTTTCGCGAAAGTTAGGAGTTTTCCAAACTTCGGTTAGGTTGGTATTGATAGAATAATCTTTTCCAAGAACAAAATATGCAATCTGCATATAAAGATCCAACCACCCAAAGCGATAGTCAAGAAACTTCAAAATATAATCAAAGTCAAAATCAATGAAGTCGTAGATTTTGTGATAGTTGTCAAGGAAAGTATCAATATTATAGACACTTCCACCACCAGCACCATACCAATCAACATTAGGAGTTGACCCATATTTTGTCTTCAAATATTGAAGAAGTTGTGGAGTAATTTTATTGCCAGGAACATCAAACCCAGCACACTGCCAGTTAGGATCAATCTTAATAGGATGTTGTGTCAGAACATCATCCTCCATCATGATCATATGTGTTCCACCATTCTTTTTCACAAAACGTGCTGCTTCACGGAACATATGAATCCAATGAAGACTTTCATCTTTAGTGAATCCATAGATGCCAGACTCATGACCAGAGTTCCTGCGACCAATCCTCATATATGAATGGACGTAGTTTACATTATACTTTTCACAAAGGTCAGAATAATCAACACCACCATCACAACAAATAGTGTATGGTGCATCTGGATGAAACTTTCTAAACTCTTGGAGAATAAACTCAGTTGCCTTTTTGTTTTCATAAACTGTATGAAAACATCCGAATTTTGCGGTCATGCTTCTTTCAAATAGTGTGGATGAATGTCGTCACGGTACAACCAGAACCAATGAGGTTCTCCTGGAGGAGTAGGTTGAACGTCAGGAACTAAGTCCTTAAAATCGTAGCTAAATGGAGGGTTATAAAAACTGAAGACAGATGGGTCTTTCATACCCACCCACTTCTCAAAGTTCATCCTTTCAATAGGACCAAAGTCTTCCTTCTCTCTGACGAAAGCATCTTTAGTAGGATGTTGAAGATTTGCAATATAGTCTGCTCTCGCCCACCAAAAGTTACCACTCATATGTGGCCATGGGTCCAAGCAATAGTTGACTCCGGTGACTTGATACGTATCAAGTCGTTCAAGGTTCTCTTTCCATTTATCAATACAACCCCATTCCATGAGGTGTCTCCAACTATTTATTGCACGTACCTTACGGTCAGAATACTGGTCTCGTACACCACACATATGACTAATTCCTTTTGTGTGGAAATACATCACCTTTGTAGCACGTTCATTCAAACAGTCTTCGTAAAGATGCTTAAGAGTAAATCCTTCATATTCTTCATCACTATCCCTACAATCAACAATATTGATCCAGTCGTATAGAGACACAAACTGTTTGATTCTAGACGCTTGCGGTCCATTGATAGCACATTTTACTGTTGCAACTTCTGGAAGTCCAGAACGATACAGTCGTTTGATCTGCTCATCAACCATGATCTTCCACAGATCTGTATCTGCGGGAGACCAGATATGATAATAAACATTTGTTTTCATAATTTTACCACTGATTATTGTCTAGTGCTTTATTATCTTTTGCAAGGTGCATCATCTTATTTTCAAAAGTACAATAACTTGCAAACATTTCTGGATATGCGTAACTGGGAGGAACAGTGTGAGTTTCTGCTTTATGAGTTGCATACCACTTATTCATGTAACTCTCCTCAAAGTATCTTGCTGAAACATTTCTACTTAAGTCATCTTTTGTCCATTCATCTATTTGTTTCATCATATCAAAGATGTATGGAACTTTGCCACCCCATAAACACCCTTGATAATAAACTGACATATCCATAATACTATTATCAATAAAAGCATTTGATGCTGGATTTACATCAAAAGATCCTGGATATTCATTATGAGGAGGAAAGTCTAGATATTGGCAGGGATGTTGGACGCCAAAATATTTTTTACTTTCATCAAAAAACTCTCCATACTCAACATTTTGTTGAACATAGAGATCGGCATCAACTGTCACCAACCAATCAAAGTCTGAAACTTTATCTTGAAGTTTCAGCATCTCCTCAAAGGTTTTGTGATATGTCGTAGGAAAACCATAATGAGGTATTTCCATTTTTGTAATATTATCTGGACACCCCTCAAGGTCTCCATCAGTAAAAACAAAGTATTGTTTTTCTACATTAGGCACAAAATACTTTTCAAGTCTTTCATACCATTCTGGAAGGAACTCAATATACTTTTGAGTTCCCCAAAATGTAATAGCAAGTTTCATTTTAGATAATGTTTGGGTTCCCAATCAAAGGTTTCTTTCACCTTACTATTATCAATATTCAGATATGACTTTTCTGCTTTTTGATTTAGTTTTAGGTTCAGAGTACCACGCATTGACACTCTATCTATTATATCATAGATGGTGATGTTTTGAGAACCAACTAAGAACGTTCTATGTTTTGTGAGTGGTGGACACTGTATTGTTTTTTGTATCAGACTTATAATATCATCAACATGAATAATATCCACAACGGTCTTTAGATTTGCATATATTTCTACAAATTCATCAGTGTCAAGAAGTGTGAGAAGTTTATCTACAAGACCATTAACTCTCTTCTTATCAACAACACCACCCCAAATGTTGGTCACCCTGAAGATAGTTGTATTGCATTCAAGTTCATTCAGAATATTCTCAACATGGAGTTTACATTTTCCATAGAGTGAATGTGGAGTAGGAATATCATCTTCAATATCTCTATGCAAGTCACCTGCTGTTGATAGAAATATAATGTGACCGTTGGGATTCTTTTTTTGGTAAAGTTCAAATAGTTTTTTACTATTAACTACATCCTTCTCAATAGACTTATCCTTTGCTCTAGTTGTAGAAGACCATCCAAGATGAATAAGATATGATTCATTGTGCGATTCAAATACATCTGGAACTTCATCCCTATAAGATATCTTGGTGACTTTCATATCACCAAGACATACAGATAACCTACTCCCTACAAGCCCATTAGCACCAGTAAGATATATCATTTAATAATAGTCCAGTCTTCTGGAATTATATCAGATGTATCAAGATGTGAGTTATTAGGACCGAACCAAATGTTAGGATCAGGAGAGCAAACAGTTTTACTCAGACTCTTAGACAACCAAGCACCCCACCAAGAGAATGTAGAATTTGCAATGATAAAATCAGAACAGAGACTCATCAAACACAGATCAGTGTAACTATCGTTACCCTCCGCCACAAGGAATCTGTCACCTTCAAACAAATCCTGTTCTTTACACCATCCAGGATCATCAGAGAAAATAATAACAGTTCTATCTTTCTCAAATACATCCAAAGCCTTTTCATAATAGTCAAGACCAAGGTTTGTATGATTGCCAGAATTTTTCAAGAAGTCGCCACGACGAATATGAAGAGCAATAGGTCTATCCATCTCACTCATGTTATGCTTGCAAAGCAATGAGATTTCATTTTTAAAAGTGAAGTCTTCTTTAATTTCATCTTCAATATGTTTAAAATATTTTTCTGTTTGAAAATATCCCTGAAGACTTACCCAATCTGAACAGTTATTAAAAAGTTCTTCATTAAAAGAAAAACCATCCTCTTGTACAACTGGACGATCCTTATCAATATATTGAATGTTCAACTGAGTAATGCTAGACATAACAAAAGGATCGAATAGTTCGATCCTAAGTTTATTTCCAAGACTATCAACTACAACTTCTTTATTGTAAGGAATGCAGAAGTTGAAACCACGGTTTTTTGCAATACCACGGAGAGCAGCATACTGAAACATCTGGTTTCCCAGTTGTCCCATTTTGCCAAGATAATTAAGTCCAATCATTCTTATACCATTTAATAGTTTTTTCTAAACCCCGCTCCAGTGTGTGCTTTGGTTTCCAGTTTAGTTCCGAAGCAATTTTAGCATTGTTGATAGCATATCGCAAGTCATGTCCTGGACGATCATCAACATATTCAATAAGGTCTTTAGAACCACCAAGCATATCAATTAATTTGTATACTAAATCAATATTCTTGATTTCACATTCGCCACCAATGTTGTACTTCTCACCAACCTTACCACGCTTGTAAACTTCATAGATGGCTTCACAATGATCTTCAACATAAATCCAGTCACGAATGTTTTCTCCACATCCGTACACTGGAATTTTTTTATTATTAATGATGTTATCTATTGTTTTAGGAATCAACTTTTCTTTATTTTGCCTTGGACCATAATTGTTAGAGCAGTTAGTAATTTTAACTGGCAAGTCAAAAGTATTTTTGTACGCCATCACAAAATGATCGCTTGATGCCTTTGATGCTGAATATGGGTTCTGAGGATCGTATGCAGTTCTCTCAGTGAAAGGAGTATCACACTCCCCAAGAGCACCATAAACTTCATCTGTAGAAATATGATGAAAAATATCTACTGGATAATCAACAGAACATCTTAGCAAATTAGTTGTACCAATGATATTGGTTGCTAAAAATGGCGTAACATCTTTGATAGAATTATCCACATGACTCTCTGCAGCAAAATGAAATACTGCGGATGGTTTGTATTGTTTAAAAAGTCTTTTGACTTCTTCGTAATCAGAAAGGTCAACCATCTCATGAGTAATATTACCTTTCTCTCTACCAGTTTTACTTCTATTAAAACGAAGCGGATACAAATTAATGATATCCGCCGCATAAGTCATTTTATCAATGATAACTATCTCTTCATCAATTTTGTCTTTAATGAAGTGAACAAAATTGCTGCCAATAAAACCTGCACCACCTGTTACAAATATCATTATCAAAGACCATCAATAATTTTAATAATTCCGTTACAGCGATTCATATATGTATGATCTCTCTTAACAACTTCAAACAAGTGACGCATCCTCTCTTTATCGTATTGATGCTCTACACCAAGATCAAAGATTTCTTGTGCAGTCTCAGCACATAAAACTTCCTTATCAATAAAGTCTTTTACATAAGGAGCATCACATACAACAGGACAACCATAACTAATCGCTTTCATTACACGACAGGAAACATAAAGAGTGTCTTTCTGCTCTTGTGGTCTAAAGTCAGGAACAAAGAAAGACTTCTGCATCAACTTAATATTAGTCTCTTCATCTACAGCACGATCGCCTGAGGGGACATGTGCAGTCTCTGCATCATAATGATTGAACGCAATACCGTTCTGTTTCACGATCTCAATAAACTGTTGATGCAGAGGTTCCGCATTAGGTCTTGGCATATGAATGGTCCCAATGAAATTATATTCATTGTTTCTGGTAATATCAATATCTTCAATTTCCATTTCCTCTGGCCAAATGTTTGTTGCCAGTGAGAAATACATCACTTCATATGGAACTTCTGGAGTTTTATCATAGATAACTCCTTTATCTGCCTCAATAAAACGCACACCATCTGGGTTGGGTCGTTTAAATTCAGGAACTCTCATATTAATGAGACGTTTTACATTGCCAAGATACTTATTGAGATTACGGAATCTATCCCAAGAAATATAAATTCCACTAGAAATTACTGGACAGTTGATATCAGTACCCGACTGATTATCAATAAAGAAAACAGAATCGTTATAGTCAAATTCTGTGGTATTTGGATAGTCTCTGTCGTCAAACCAATGAACATCATAACCAAGTTTTTCAAATGTCCTATAGATACAAACTAGAAAATATGAAGCTGTGTCGGTATAATGCTTATGTCCCCACAGAATGATCTTTTTACTCTTGTCCATAATTGATGATATTTTTTATATTATAGAATGTAGTGGTTAAACAGTCAACGATTCAATGGAATTTTTCCCATTTTAATTTGCTCTCTCCAATGATCTAGAAGATCGCTGAACGTCTGTATAGTTGAAATTTCAGGTTTCCAATCAATGGTGTTTTTAATTTTTGTATTATCAAACATCTGATAATCTGCATCGATGGGTCGTAATCGATTTACATCGGTTTTGACCTTTATATCTAGACGTGTACTAAAACTGAGTAATAAATCAACAACTTCTTCTAGGTTATATGCTTCATCACCAGCAATATTAAAATGCTCTCCTGGTTTAATTTTACCTTCAGCACTTGCTTCTAATAACATAAAGTATGCCCTTACCGCATCTCTTGCATCTTGAAATGTTCTAGTGCTAGACAAGTTGCCAACATAAACAAAAGGTTCTTGATATCCTGCTTCGATTAATGCAATTTGTTTTGCTACAGTGCTTTCAAAGAAAACATCACTTCTCCTGGGTCCAGTATGTGTCCCCATACGAGTCATAAATGTTTTTATACCATATGCTTCACCGTAGAATTTTCCTAAGTGGTCCGTACCTATTTTACTTATACTATAAGGACTTGCTCCATGCATAGGAGTATCTTCATCCAGAACAACTCCTGTAGGTGTTTTGCCGTAAACCTCACTTGAAGAACAAACATGAACTACAGGATCATATTCTTTTGTTTGACGAATAGCCTCAAGCAAATTTGCAGTGCCAATAATATTTGTCTGTAAAGTTTCAATAGGAATATCAAAAGAAGTTTTTGGATAAGATTGTGCTGCAAGGTGAGAAATGTATTCGGGTTTAACCTCTTCAATCATTCTCCTTACAGACATTCCATCATTCAAATCAGCATAGTAGATACTGATTCGGTCTTTCTTATTGATACGATCAGTCAGATGATAGATGTTATCAAGTGGTTCTTGCCAGCGCATCATACCAACTACCTCATAGTCAGTATTATCAAGAATATAATCTGCCAATTGAGAACCAACTTGACCTGTGATTCCTGTTATTAATACTTTTTTCATACGTCAAACTCCACACGAACTGCTTCTCTCAAAGACTTTTGTGACTTTCCTAGAATATTCTTAAGAGAAATAGACATCATTGAAACTTCACTAGGTCTATCCTTGTAGAACTTTTCTGGAGGTCTAACGATCTTTAGTTCTAAGTTGGGGAAAACTTCTTCTTTTAGTATCTGAGCAAACTCTGACCTACAAAGACTATCAGGTCCACCACAGTTGATAATTTGTGGACCATCCCAATTTTTAGAGAGACTCAAGATAGCATCTACAGTATCATCAAGGTGAATAACTGATCTTTTAAATGGAGAAAATATTTCTGCAACATCTCCATTCAATGCACACTTTTCTAGATACGAAGTAAATCTATCAGTTCGGAAAAAATTATATGATGATCTAAGTATTTTTACATTTGGATTTCCGATGAAATACTTTTCTACTTCCTCTTTCATTTGACCATAAATGCCAATAGGTTTTGTTGCCCATTGTTCGTCAAAAGGTTTGTCTACATGACCATACACAGCATCACTTGACATGAAGACAACTTTTGCCCCATATTGAGTTGATTTCTCAATAAACTCAATAGTCTTCTCTACATTTACCTTCCTTGCTAACTCAGGGTTATTGGCACATACTGTTGGCTCCGAAATAGCAGCACAAAATGCAATGGTATCTTTATATGAAAGAGAACTGAAATCATATTCAAGTTCATCATTATCCAATCTCGTTGCAATTGCTTCAACATCATTATGCCAAACACTCAAAGACTTCTCTAAAAGTCTCCTACCAACGTTTCCAGTTGCCCCAATAATTTTTAACATACCCAGTCTCTAAATTTTTTAAGTCTTTCAGGTGTTCCGATATCAAATTTATCTGTGTTAACTACCTTATAAGATAGTTCCATCTTTGGCAGTATATCATACTCCATACTGATAGGCAATGTATTTGGTATTTCTATTTCATCTCTATACAATTTGTAAATACCTAGACTCACAAGTTTTTTGCCCCAGGCACCAGGATCTTTTTCTACAAAGTATTGAACCATACCATCTTTGCCTTCAATATATCCAACATCATTTGTTACTTCTTCTTCTGCAACAAAAATAGTTGACTTTTCACTATCAAGATTTATGTTATCAGAAAAAAAAGTATCACCGTTCATAACATAAAAAGTTTCTGGTAGATTTACTTTACGCAAAAACCCCGCAGTTCCTGATGGTTCTCCTTCGTTGAAAACATCAACACCTAAGTTCTTGAAGTATTCATAGTTTAAATCAGAACAAACTAGAGTAACATCAAAACCAGATAGGTTGTCCAATATCCATTGTACAAAAGGTTTTCCTTTTATATCAACCATGGGTTTTGGTTTTCCATTAGTAACAGAGAGAAGTCTAGTTCCACGACCACCTACTAGCAGATATAACTTAGTCCCCTTTGATAACTCTGTAACTATCATCTTCAAAATGTTGTGTAGAAAACTCAAAAAGTTCTGATGGTTCAATTGCAACCATCTGATGTCTCAATCCACGATAGATATGAAACTTGTCACCAGGAACTAAGGTAATACTCTTTGCATCTTCAAGGTTATCAGTATCCCCATAGTACAAAAGAATTTTTCCTGATTGTAAATAAAATGTTTCGTCTTTAATTTTATGGTAATGCCAAGAGCATTTCTTCCCCTCTTCAAAGAAAAGAAGTTTTCCGCAATACTCTTCTACATTTACGATCCACTTTTCGTATCCCCATCCTTTAGGATGAATTTCTATACCCGCCACACATCAACTCCATGCTTAACAAATTTAAAAGGAACAACTCTTCCTACTTTTCTTTTTTTAAGGGCACTAATAAGTTGATGCCTTTTTTCAAAATCAGTAAAAAGAATCATATGTCCGCCACCACCAGCACCAGATATCTTAGCAGCCTTTGCTCCATTTTTCATAGCAAATTCGTAACTATCTAGCAACTCTGGAGATACGACCTTTTCGTTAGTCTGAATTTTGTTTTTCCAGTAGGTATTCATAGTTTCACAAATTTTATCCACATCACCTAAAAGAAGACTTCTTTTATATTCTATGGCAGCAGATTTAATTCTATGTGTTGCCTGCAGAGTTCCTTTATCGTTGTTGAGAAGGTTTTGTGATGTATTCTCAATAACTCTTTCATCCATCCTTGGTTTACCAACATAGTACAAAACTGTACTCAACTCAAGCATATTTTGAGTCTTAAAGTTTAACCGTAAAGGGTTTACTATTGTTCTACCATCAGGCAAAAATTCAATAAAGTTGAAACCACCAAAAGCAGCAGCAAATTGATCTTGCTTTCCTCCAGGTAAGTCACAAATATTTCTTTCAATATCAACTGCCATATCTGCTATATCATATTCACCAAGAGGTATACTATAATATTCCGATATAGCAGCAATAAGAGAAACAACTAGAGCACTAGAACTACCCAATCCACTTCCCGGTGGAGCTTCAACAAAAGTCGTTATTTTAACAGGAGTTTTCTCACAGTCATTAGTAAGATATTGATATGTTGACACCAACAACTTGAGTGTTGTTTTGGACATTATATCTTCTACATTATCAAACGTCTCTTCTCTTTCAAGATCTACACTTTTAAATATCCATTTATCACTAGGTTCAATTTTGCAATAAGCATACTGGTCAATAGTCCCATTCAGAACAATACCTCCATAGTGTTTCCAATATGGAAATAAATCAGTTCCTCCCCCCGCAAGGGCAAGTCTGAGAGGTGCTTTTGCGAATACCGTTTTCATACTAAAAATGAACCTGAAAATCTACTGGACTTCTCCTAATTTTGTTATTGGCAATATGGTGCTTCAATAAGAGTTCATTACACCAATACCCATCAACTTCACTTGACTGTCTAATGAGTTGACCAATATGGTTATAAACTCCACAAAATACATTCATAGTATTGGTAGTTCCCATACCAAACCAATCACTGATCATACCATCAGGTTGGTTCAAATCTTGGTACACCAATACATCATCATCCAGTTTAACATCTTTCAAGTCTAATACAACATGAGGAGAATAGTCAATTCTATTTCTAATAACAATATCATACTCTATACCAGTTTCAGCAGAGTATTGCTCCTTAAGTTGATTTGCCATCATCATACTATAGAACATACTATGCGTAGTGTCACTAATATATTCTTTTGCTACATCTAGTCCTCCTTGAACTTCTAAAGCCCAAGTCCAAGCATTAGTAAAACACTTATCAGGGAACCCATAGTCGCGTTTCCATTTCTTTGGTTTTTCTACTAGTATTTTTTTAGGGTTGTAATATTTTTTTAACTTATCAATTGCTAATGAGTCTAAAGTATGACCCTCTCTTCCAGGAATGACTGAGTTAGTGCTTAGATTGTCTGGATCAAACCAAGTATGAATAAACACATCAACATCATTGTTTTGTAGTATTGCTTGGTTTATTTTATTAAATCCAACATCAACGACTCTGGGTTGTCCCGATAAACATAGTGCTACTTTCATAATTCAATACCATTAACAAATACAATATCACTTACATCACTACCATTACTGCTATCATAAGTATAAAATACCTCAAAGTTGATAGACTTAAAATATTCAATACATTGTCCCTTAACAAATTCCTCCTCAAATCTTGGTTTTGTCATTGGACATTCAACTGCAATATATTTAATTCTACTAAGAACTTCTTTCTTTAGAGATTTAACAATGTGGAGATCTTTTCCCTCAGCATCAATCTTCAAAAAGTGAATTGTTGCCTCTGGTATATTTTCCTCAATAATATCATTTAAATTTAAAACTTGAACTTTCATTGATTCACTGAATGATTCTTTGTCCTTAACAGGAGAACAAAGAGAACTAGCCTGATCATCCTTAGAGTTCTTGTAAAAGTCCATCTCTACAGGTTCTTTTACATCATCAATACATGCCTGATAAAATTTATTATAACGATCTTTTTCGCCATGATCAAAAGGATCAATTCCAATTGAATATACGTTTTCAAGATCAAAATATCTTCCCAGTTCTACAAGAAAAGATGCTCTTGCGGCACCAACATCAATGACATTAATTTTATCATACTTCTTAAGATCCTCAAATGATGAAGCAATGGTTGATGTCATTTCATTTCTCCAACATAATCACTACAAATACCATAACAATTATATGCTTTCATATCAGAAAACTCAGTCTTAAACTGAGGAAATACTTTCATATTTTCTGGCATAACCATTACAGACTTTGGTGTATATGGTTGTCCAGGATATGTCCAGATATAATTCTTACTTGTCAATGTATATTTATCTGTATCATGCCAGAAGTAATTGTAACCACCAGTATTAGTAAATTTATGTAGAGCATCGATGTTCTTACAATGAATCCACAACTTATCAATATACTTTGCCAACCAAAACCAAGATACTAAGTATTGTGGTTTATCGTGTCCAAGATAAAGTTGATCTGTTTGAGGCAAATACCAAACATCAATTTCAACATCAAAACCTTTTTCTATTGCCTTCTCAACATACTTTAATTGATTTTCCTGCTCAAAGTTAGGTCCATCAATGTTACCGCGATGTGCAATGAATTTCATACCAAATACTTGTCAGAGGGAATAGATGGCCATCTTACTATAATCAACTCAGAGTCTGCAAGAAACTCAACGTCAGAAACTTCATTAGGTTCATAAATCCACATATCTCCTGCCTCTAGATGTTTGCCAGAAACCATGAGTTCTCCAGACACAATATAGTTTAACTCATTAGTAACTTTATGAGTGTGTGGATAAGTTTCACAACCTTTCTTGTGTTTGTGATGTGCTACTTCAAAGAATGGGTTTTTAAAAATAGATGGTTCAAAGTCTCCTACAAACCATCCCGCTTTGAAGTCAGCAATATTTGCTTGTTTCACTTCTCCAACTCCTGAATACGAATCTGATGGCGACCACCATCAAATGTATGATTTGCACAGAGATAAAGATACCTATCTAGTGTTTCATAGTCCACTCCCCTGGAGGGAATAGCAAAGAAGTTTGCACAGTTGTGACGTATTGCCATCTGCATTGAGAATGTATCATAGATCAATGCAGAGCGAATGCCTTTATACTTGTTAGCACAAATATTCACTCCTTGACCTGTGCGGCAGAACCCAAACCCATAGTCACAGTCTCTTTCATTGATAGACTTAACTGCCTGAGAAATATAGTCTCTGTAGTCACAGTCTTTATTCAGAATAGTTCCAAAGTCAATATACTCATACCCATTGTCTTCCAACACTTTCTTAAAGGTTTCTTTTGCTTCAAACCCAGAGTGGTCAGAGCAGACAGCAATGGGTTTATCACCCAAGCGACGAGTCACATTGTCTTTGTAGAAGTGGAACTCATCAGGTGTTCCAAAGACGTGCATCTTATCCACAGGTTCAGTGCGGATCTTTTTACCATCTTCAATGAGAAGATTATACAAAGGTGAAATGTAGAACTCATTTTTAGTTCTCAAGTCACGTTCAATCATCTCTCTGGCATACTTGCAGAAGTCAGAACCTTTCTTAAAACCATAGATGCCTACACAAGCATCATTACTAATTGCTTTCTTTTCAGCAGTCTCAGTCACAAAACCATTTTCATTTACCTTTGCATAACTGTAGTTTGCAGAGTTTGACTTGAATGTGAGGAGAAGTCCATCACCATCCAAGTCATTCATAATGTGAGGATTAAAAACGGGTCTAAACTCAATATCCAGAGTATGAATAATAAGAGGAGCGTCATTATCAATATACTCTTCAGCGTAGAGGCAACTGCAGACAGATCCATCGGTTAGTTTATCAAGAACAACTACTTTGATATCATCTCCAAATTTCTTTCGCAAGAGATCATCCATGTGGTAATTATAGACAGTCTCATCACGAACTACAAAAATAAGATTACATCCTTCATAGTCCAAACAGTCTAGAGAGATATCAATTAGATGCTTATCTTTGATATTAATTAATTGCTTGGGAACTTTAAAACCTTCTTTGATAAAGCGGCTCCCAAGTCCTGCCATAGGGACAAGGATATTTGGTTTCATATAGAATTCCTAATAATTTCAGTCGTATTCAAATGAGCAAATTCAATCCAATTATGGATATCTCCTTCATTCTTCAATAATTTATATAAGAAACAAGAGGCGAATATATCTCCAGCACCAAGAACATTTACATTCTTGAGCATCAATTCCTCTGGCAACTTATAGAAAAACTCTTGGTCTCCATTGGAAACAATACTGCCAGAAGAACTGTGAAGAATAACCCATCCCTTTGTGGCATTTGTATATTCTGACAAGTCTTCATCAATGTCCTCATCTGAAATGAAAAGATAGTCAACATAACTCAAAAGGTCTTTGTTGACAGACTTACCAGGACAAATATCAGCGGTGATAATGCCATCCAGTGCAGGAATAAAATCATGACGAGTCATCTCATTTAGATATACAAGATGGTGAATAGTTGAGTCAATGATTTTTGCTTGATGTTGAACAAGACTTAGGTTTACCTTTGAATACCTCTGAGCAGCAGGTTTATCAACATATATAAGTGCTTGACCAACATCAATAGGAGACAACCCAATATCTAATGTAGGGTCAACTTCAAGTAATGCTTTCCAAACATTTGCAATTGAACCTAGAGTTTTACGTTCTCTATCACCATCAAGAATAGTATCAATTGTCAAATGCCCATAGAGTGAAATGTCTTTCATTAAAACTTCTCCTTCAAGTCAAGTTCATAAATCTTTTCCATTACTTCTTCATATGGCACAAAAGGAATTAGACCATGCAGTTCAAGAGTATCGAACAAATGCATTATAACGTTCTTTCCAGCTTCTGCAGATAATACTTTTGATATTTCCCGAACTGACCTAGGAGTATCTCTGGGACAATATACATGCTTAATCTTTTTCATGACTCCCATATCAAAAAGGTCATCACCAACATAAACAGTTTCTTTAGCATCACATTGATATTCTTTCAGAATATCATCAAGGAAGTTCACTTTATCGCGGTGAAAACCCTCACCTCTATTGACAACATATGGAAGATTCCTGTTCTTTAGGATAGTTGCATTGAAAGGATCTCCAGTCAAAAATACAACAGGAATACCAATGGCACGAAAACGTTTAATAGCAGTCCAGTCTTTATCGCAGAAGTTTTTCATCACAACGTTACCGTCACGATCATAATACTTCTTACCGTCAGTCATGACGCCATCAACATCAAGAATTACTAATTTGATCATTAATCCAATTGTAAGTTTTACGAATACCCTCTTCGAGAGTCATAGTGTAATCCCATCCAAGTTTTTCGCGGATAAGATCATTGTTAGAATTGCGACCACGAACACCAAGTGGTCCATCAATATGAATTTTATGTACGGTCTTTCCAGACACTTTTGATACAGTATCAACAAGTTCGTTGATAGTAACCATTTCTTCCGAACCAATGTTTACTGGTCCAATGAACTCAGAGTCCATCAATCGTCGAGTCGCTTCAATGCATTCGTCAATGAACAGGAAGGAACGAGTCTGTAAGCCATCTCCCCACACCTCGACTGCTCCACCCGTCTCAGGAAGATAGGCGACTTTACGGCAGATTGCAGCTGGTGCTTTCTCTCTTCCACCGTTCCAGGTTCCTTCAGGACCAAAAATGTTATGGTAGCGAGCAATCCTAATAGAAATGTCATAGTTCCGATTGTATGCAAGGTAGAGTCGCTCACTGAAAAGTTTCTCCCATCCATACTCAGAGTCGGGGTTTGCTGGATATGCTGAATCTTCACGGCAATCTGGGTTATCAGGATCAAGTTGATTATGCTCTGGATACATGCAAGCAGAACCAGAATAAAAAATCTTAGTCTTATTTCCTACAGTTTCATTAAACTTACGTTGCTCTTCAAGAACGTTTAAATTAATTTGAACAGAGTTGTGCATGATGTCCGCATCGTTCTCACCAGTGAAAACAAAACCTGCACCGCCCATATCAGCAGCAAACTGATAAATCTCATCAAAAGGTTTTGCAAACTTATCTACAATATCCTGATAGAAATTGCCAAGATGTCCAGTAAAACGAATGCATCGACGAACAAAATCTGTATCACGAAGATCTCCTGTAATGAATTCATTTGCTTCAGACACTTCAAATTCAGTGTGCTTCAAATCAACACCACGAACCCAATACCCCTCAGAACGAAGACGTTTTACCATATGGCTTCCAATGAAACCACCAGCACCAAGAACTAGTGCTGTCTTACTATATTCAGACATAGTTTATTTTTTTCTTCTTATATATCATACAAAAAAAGACCCTTGGTGTCAAGGGTCTCTATAAGGTCTTTTCATGCACGCCACCTGTTTTAGTTTAGTTGGAAAACAGGAAAACAAACTACTTCCATGGGGACATATTAAAAGAAATGATAACACGTTTTTTATCACTCAATGAATATCTTACCTCATGTTGCAAATATGAGGGAAAGACAATCAATGTACCTTCATCCACATCTGGTTCATGACTAATCGTTCGTCCTGATACATCAGGAAAAGGACAGTAGAATCTAGTTGCTTTATGTTCTTTTTTATCAAAAGTAGCATAGAAAATAGCGGACCATCCAATAGATCCATGATTATGAAGTTGATGATACTGATGTTTTGTATATGATTGATACCATATATCAGTAATATCTGGCATAGGACATCCCCCAGACATACTCTCAATTTTCCTCAACTCATCAAGATCTGATTTAATAAAATCTAAAAACGGTTTGAATAATTCAAGATGAAGATCTAAATCTTTCGTTTCACTAAAAAAAGTGGTCATACACTCATGCTTCTCAATGTATCCATCAAGATTTTTATAGAGTTTAGACATCACTTCTTTTTTGTGATCACTCCATCTAGAAATATTTGTTCGATAAAAAGGAACTTGGAACATAGAAAGTATAATCTAAGTACTTACTCTTTAACCTGAAGTAAGAAACAGGGCGGGAGTTTCCTCCATCCGCACCACTTGCTCTTGAAAGAAGCAAGAAACTTTTTTCAAACTCTTGCCTTTACTGAAAGATACCATTGGTATAACTCTTCAATTTTTGCTTCAAGTTCTGGACTTACACCACCACCAGCATCACATTTTTCATGAGCAATTGCTTCGAGTTTTTGAAGTCTTCCTTCCACTTCAACATCATATTTTGACATTGCAGCGCCAGTTGTTGATTTTGCTGCGGTTCCTTTGGTTGCCATATTTAAAAATTGAACTCTTTTTTTATTTAGTTTTAAGAGGGTCTTTATGACTCCACCAGTACTGTTTTAGTCCTTCCGTGACTATGAAAGACGTTTGATGTCTTCCTCAAGTTGACGCAACAAACCTTCGCGTGTATATGCTCCAGTTGCTTGTTTACGTCGTTCCATCTCATCATCTACTTTTTTACTAATAGATGCATGACGTTCATGCTCACTGGGGTGAGCCATCATTTTTTTAGTTTCACTCATACAAAACTTAAGTTGTAGGAGTTCAATGTCATCAAATTCAATCATACTATCTAAAATAAGGGGGTATCCCGACCAGGGCTAGTTTTGAGACGATACCGAGTCTTTGATGTAACAAGGTACACCTTCAGGATCTAACCATTTAGTGTACTCAAAGTCATCAATCGCAGTCATAAGTTGCATTTTGTTGTCAAGCAAATACATGTCACTGTATCGTTTAGTCCAACTATTTGCTTTCTGAATGCGATAGTCTGGCATACCATTTTCTAGTGTGCCAGACTCAACATAACGATAGGGGAAACGTTCAAGAAGAACTTTCATCAACTAACCTCAACAGTTTCAAGATCATTATACAGATACTCCATCAAGATTTCATAATCATCAAGAGGATCACCAGAGAATACAACACCAGCATTTTCATAATAGCGTCGAACCTTTTTGAAAAGTTTCGGGTTCTTTACATCAAGGAACAGTTCACCATTTGCTGCACCACGAAGGGTTTGAATGTCTTTCTTGAATTTTTCTGTAAGTGTCATTGTCTTGTTTGTTGACCTTAGTATTATAAGGGTTTGACGGAGAACCGTCAAGTGCAGGTTGTGAGGATCGAACTCACCTTAGGCAAATTATGAGTTTGCTGCATTCGCCAGATTGCTAAACCTGCTGGTAGGACTGCTGGGGATTGAACCCAGATCACACCGTTATAAGCAGTGGGCCTTAACCATTAGGCGACAGTCCCTTAAGAACCTTCTTCGTGGTCTGTATACATGCGTATGAGTTCATCATCCGCAGGCATCATTATAGCAGTATTTTCTCCGTTTGTCACCCCAATATGTTCTCCCTTCTCAACTCTTTCCATCAGTTCTTCCCAGTTCTCTTGCCAGTGTTCCACAGAATAAATCTTCATCGTTACGGATATTTAGTAAGTCCGGATTGAGGGATTTGAACCCCCGACCCCTTCAGCCCAAGTGAAGTGCGCTACCAAACTGCGCTAAATCCGGAGTTCGTGGTGTAAACGTCTATGGCAATTAGCACACAAACACATACATTTATCTATCTCTTCCAAGATAGTTTTGCGACCCCTGCGAGAGAGCATATCAGCAATTGACATGTCTTTTTTTGAGGGGTCGATATGATGCCATTCTAGCACCACAGTATCGGATTCACCACACTTTTCACAAGAGTGGTCTTCCATAATTCCATTATACCATTCCTTAACACGCTGTCGTGCTGCCTTACCAGCAGCAGCATACTTAGATTTATTTTCTTGGTAGTGCTTGGATGCGTATTCTTTTGGGTTTTTTGCTGGCATAATATCAAATAGGTTCAAACCTATTTATGAGGTTTGAACCTTTAAAATGGTGATAGGTTCCTATCGCCGCTAGTTCTGAACCTACCGAAGGGAACTACCGCAGTGGTCTCTCAACCACCCATATAATATAACACTACTTGTGTTTCTTGTCAAATGGTTCCCAGTGTTCCCATCCATACTTATGAATTAAATGCATACCAATGATAGGAACAAACACAAGAAAAAAACCCATGAGTCCAAGGCACCAAGGGGTTTGCATTACAGACCTAACGAACAGTTGAATATGATGCATTATCCTCTATATCGACCTGGCCATGTTAGTTGCATTCCAGCAATAAGCAACGAAATAAAAGCAAATAAAAACAATAAAGTCATGGGTTTCTCCTATCAATTCCAAGATCTTCTAGATATTCAATCCACCAATCTGGATCTTTGTTTTTTCTCCATTGAGGAACAGGTTTTTCCAAGTCAGAATAATATCTGAATAATGATTCATCGATAATCTGTGCGATCTCCATACTCCTCTTCCTCTTCGTCAACATCTGCATATGCGTCTGCCACATAAGGTCCGTGTGGTTTTTTGGATTCTGCTCTGACATACTTTCGTTCATCGTTTGCTGAGAACAGCAATACACTTAACTTCATTACAATCCATATGATTGCAATTGGTGATAAACAAGCAATAAGAATTAAAGATTTCATTCTTCATCTTCTTCATATAATGGACAGGGTTCTTCAAACAAATGTTGCATTCTAAGTTGCTTTATTCGTTCTCGGAGTTGTTTATAAAACTCCCTCTTTTCGTCTTTGTCCATAGGTTCTTGTCCCTATCAGAGGTCGTTCATTTCTTTTAATATTTTTTTACGCTCATCAATCTTGCCTTCAATATATCCCGATCTATATTCCCAAGTCTGTCCACCATCTTGTCCTTTTTTGGGGTTTATGCATTGATGGTTTCCAAGTTTATTACAAACCAAACCCGCAAGATCTAGTTCACTATTCTCACTTGTGTTACCAGTTCCTCCCCAAATATGCTGTCCGTTGATCCAAATTGCACCACATTTTTCACATTCTTTTCTATCTAGTTTTAGATCAGACAGTTCTCTGTCATCGGTCATTTTTGGTTTCCTCTATGAGTTTTTTGTAGTATGCAGATTCTTTCTCAAGACGTGCTTCTAATTTTATTCTCATAAACCACAACTTAAGTAGCACTATTTTATGTCTAATGACAATATCAATATATGCTATTAACCGCATGGTTACATCATAACCGACATATGCTACTAAAGCAATAAATGTCAGGATAATAAGATAAAACAATACCATTAGTTTTACATATATTTGTATATAGATGACACAATACTTCTTAAGTATTTCTTTATAAAACGGAGAGGGTGGGATTTGAACCCACGGTGCCCGTGAAGACACGTCAGTTTTCAAGACTGATGCATTAAACCGCTCTGCCACCTCTCCAGGTGTTATCGGACATCAAAGTCCAACTTACGAACTTTACGCCGTCTCCTTGCTTCTTGATATGCAAGGTCACTATTAGATAGAACGTTTTCTTTTTGTTCTTTCTTCATAGAGTTTATCATTACAACTCTATTTAAATCAAGTGCTGTTACTTTGTCTCCAGTAACTGTCATCATGTTTGGACAACCACATACTTGTGTTTTATTATTGCTTTTTAACTCTGTGTTGCAGTCTTTGCATCTGACGATAATCATGGGTCATAGGTCTCCTTAAGGAATGGGTGAAGAGGGATTCGAACCCCCGACCAATAGAATGTAAATCTACTGCGCTACCGCTGCGCCATTCACCCTGAATTATTGTGTGTCCCGAAGGACAAGCGGAGTATCGGAATCGAACCGACGACATCTAACTTGGAAGGATAGCGTTCTACCGCTGAACTAACTCCGCAGTGCGGGACTTACACAAGAGAGGAGGTGGTGGTGGTCTCTCTCGACGCCCAAATCATAATATAATAGATTTATTGTTTATTGTCAAGTTTGTACTTTTCTAAAAGTTTTGGAGAATACTGCTCATCGTTTGACTGTTCTTTCTCATTTCTTTTCATCTCTTCAAGATCATGAACCCTATTGCGAAGTTCAGTTGAAGAGTATTGATGCCTTCTCAAGTGAAAGAATAATTCAATTCCATTATCAATGCAATACTGCTTACCAGTGAAATCTTTATCTTTATATTCTTCACTCAAAAACCTAATGTGAATAGTCTGAGTCTTAATAAGATTTAGCAGATCTGCTTCAGTCTCATATACTAAAATTTCATCAACATACTTACAACCTTGAAGTTGAACAAATCTTTCATAAACAGTTTGAGTTGGTTTATTTTTAACTCCAGGTCTATCAATAGTTGGGTCAACCTGAAGAGCAACTTTTAAATAGTCACATTTTTCCTTTTCCATTTTAAGCATAGTGACATGCCCAGCATGAAATAAATCAAATGAACTACAGTTAAATCCTATTTTCATACCACATATTTAGGTAACAGGTCAGGTAGGACTCGAACCTACAATCTACCGCTTAGAAGGCGGGGGCATTATCCATTATGCTACTGACCCAAAGGGGGTGTCAACCCCGTTCAATAAAGTCTTCGTATTCTTCTTCAGTTATTTCTTCCAAAGAAACAATTTCTAAATCATCATCGTCTGGACTGAGCCATTCATAGAATTCTTCCATGATAGCAATCTGATCTTCAACACTATTCTTCTTTGTTTGAATAGTATCAATTGACCAGTTACGAATATGGGCAATGATATCTTCAGTCTCCATCTTCATAATAATCTTTTCGGAAGTATCTGCTGAGGATGTTACTATTGTAGTATCTGGGGACTCCCTTGTCAAGTGATTCGGTGAGGACGTTGTTGGTGAAGAGTTGTCTTGTCTCTTCGTAGTTTGTTTTGCCAGGTGTTTTATGTAGTGACAGGATAGTTCTACTAAAATTTTGTCTGCCAAATTGTTCAATGTCTTCTTTAAGTTCCGGACAAGACCCATAATACTTTTTCCAATCAGATTCTTTTTTTACTCGACGTTTTTTACCGGGAGGTTTTCTAAATGACCAGAAGTATTTCCTACCG